ATATGGCCTAAAGTTTAAGTACCCTAATATGGATACTTTGGTGGTTAATTCAATTACTAAAAGTGGAAAGTATAAAGTTACAACAGTTGACGAGTATAATAAAAAGTCTAAAAACGGTATTTGGGAAAGTGACAAATTTTTTGAGTTTGTTGAATCTAATTATTATAACTTTCTAATCATTTTAGATTCAGCAACAGAATCAACAACAGCAGAGGGGGCATAATGAGCGACACTTATAAGATGAAATTTGAGATGAAGAAAAATGCTGAAAATGCTATCCTTGTTATTATTGAAAATAATGAATTTTGGTTACCTAAGAGTCAAGTTACTTTTGAAGACGATATTGTGGAGATTCCAGAATGGTTGGTAAGGGCCAAAGGATTAATTAACTTACCACCTAAAGCAGATACCACAGAGATTTTTGAGCATAAATTAAAAGGTAAGGTAGTAAAAGTGGCCCCTTGGTTTTTAAAACAAAATGATTACAATACTAAATTTAATCACATAAATATTTTAAGAGTTAAGAGAGAAGCCAAAAGTGGAAAAGCTTTGCATATTGTTTTTTCTTTTAATACCAGATTGTTTGAACCTGAATTGAAAGCAGAAGCAGAAGCACTAGGGGAGATAACTTCATGGATTCCACATTTTTGTCTCAAATGGGTTGAAGAAGAAAGTGGATTAGTAAAATATGATAAATATGAATACGAATTTAACCAGAAGGAGGGATAATTGAGAAATATTGAAAAAGTAATCGAGATTGAAAATTTACGCTTAACTTTAGACGTAGAAGTAGAATTAGATGGCCCCGAGATTATGGTTAATGATTTTGTTATCGAAGGCATAGCTTTTTTTGGGGAAGAGTTAAGAAAAGTTGATAAAGACTTTGAAGAGGCCCCTTATGAGTTACCAGTAGAAAAAAATATGCTAGATAATTTTAAAGAGTTTTTGTATTCGACTTTAGCTAATGAGATTTTAGAAAAGATTGAAGTTAGGTACGACGAAATAGTGGGAGAAGAATAATGGAGGGGAGTTTTGGGTTTTTGTCAGTAGCAAAAGCTAGCACAGAAATGATTAACTATTTGTACGAAGCAGAATACCGACATTTTTCAGAGTACGTTGAAGAATTAGGTGTAGATACAGCTCTTGATATATTAAACCAAGGCGATCATATTTTCTTATTTGTTTTAATCGCAAAGAATAATGGAAATATTAAAAAAGTTTTAAAAGAGATAGAAGATTATATGGAGGAAAAGTGAAAAACAAAGATAGGATTACAAAAGTCAATCACCCTAAGCTTATTTGTGCCATTGATAATCTTTTAGAGAGAGACTTGATAAGAGAAGAGAAAGCTTTTACTAAATGGTGTAGCGTCAATAGCGTTACAAATCTATTCCAGTACGACAACACTACAGAACGTCACCCGTATGAAGACCTTTGCCTTTTGTCCGCTAGAGGGAATCAAGCTAGTGTTAATGCAATGTTAAACAAGGCAATAAAACTTGCAGATGAAAATGCTTTGCAGGTTATAGACGTGGCCCTTAACAAAATTCAGTTTGATGAATTACATGATTTACTTAAAGAAGCTTGCAGAATTTGGGACGATGAAGACCATAGAGGATTGTTAAGACTTTTTGGGCAGTATGCCAGAGGGGAGTTTGACACTTTTACCGAGTATGAGAATGGTTATTACGATATTGAAGAGATAACAGAAGAAGAAAAACTTAAAGAGTTATCAGATGAAGACCGCCAAGCTTTAGCAGAAGAGTGGTTATGAAAACAATTATTGCCGTAGCGTTAACCTTACTATTTACCTATTATATTAATGCGCTTACTTTTGGATTTACTTTTTTTCCCCTATTTTAATTGTCACAAATATCATTTATCCTAGATAGATGATAACTACAAAAACTCCCCCAAAGTATAAAGAGAAAGATTTAAAGAAGAGATTCCCTGATAAAGGCACGGCCCCAGAATTAGGCACACCTGAATATCAAGAGTGGGAGACAGGCCAAAGAGATAGATTCCAAAATGCTATGGATTTTGGCCACGACTTGTCAGACTACATGGCCCGGTTACAAAACTTAAACCAACAATTAAAATCAGATTTATCAGGTATTAGCCTTGATGATTTTGACGATTTCGCTGGACCGGGAATTGAACCCCCAACAGAAGCAGAAGCAGAAGCAGATATTTATAATACTAATTTTCCTTCCCAAGATTTAGACGACGCCGAACTAGACCTTGAAGACGAGATGGCCAATGGTGCAGAAGCACAAGTTGATGATTTAGTTAGTTCTATTTTTCCTCTTAGTGGCGAAGAAAGGATGTTAAAACTTGATGATTTCCCCCCAAGTAATCAGGGCCTTCAAACTTTCCCAGACTCAGATAAACCAGAATTCACAAATGAAACTCCCGGCCATCTTTGGGGTTTAGAAAAGCAATTGAATACAGACGATGAAGACGATTTTGAAAATATTGATTTAGCCCCTGGCCCAGAGTTTGACGACGACGACGGGCCAGAGGTTTTTCCTTTCGATGATAACGAATATGATTTACCAGACGATGAGGAATACGAAGACGATTTAGGCCCAGACTTAAGGCCCCCAGAAGTAGAAAGACCAGAAGACATAATAACAGAAGTACCCGACGAAGAAAGTCTATTAGACGACGCATCAGAGCCTTTAGAACCATCAGAGATGGATTTAATCCCAGTAGAACCAGAAGCAGAAGACAATTGGCCATACCCGATCCCAGAAACTCCTGGCCTTGAACCACAACAAGATAAGGAAAAAATAGATAATTTATTAGATAATTTATTTCCCGATTCTTTAGAAGAACCAGAAGCAGACTACGACTACTACTACGACGACGACGAAAATGAAACAGAAACGCCACGACAACAACTTGAACTAGAACCAGAAAAAATTAATTTTGATGATTACAACCAAGACGACATGGACGATTTTGAAAAAGAATTAGACTTCAGGCCAGCAGAAGTTATTGAACCTGGCCCGTATTCACAAGATGATTTAGATGATTTAGGGGTAGACGATCAGTCAATGGACGATACTATTGCTCAGAATCACCCTAAGTCTTTTTCTATGTATCATAAGGGCCAACATATCCCTAAGTGGGGATTTAGCTCTACAGACTGGAAAGATAGATTCAATAAAGGTTACGACAAGGCCAAGACAAAAGCAGATGCTATTTTACAACGCATGTCTAATGAAGAAGAAGCAGAAAAGAAAAGAAAAGAAATAGAAGCAGAAATGCAGAAGCAAAAGGCCCCCAGAGATATTGGCCCCTATAGAGGCAGGAAAGGCCCACGGCCACACTTAAACGAACCTAAAAGGAAATGGTGGAATCATAATAACTCACCACAATGGGTTAATACCAAGGAGTAAATATTGATACCCGACTATCCCAAATATTCACTTAAAGAGTTACAAGACTTTCCCCCTGGCCGAGTACTCTTTAGGCCAAACGACAAAGAGAAGGTAAAGATTTATAGGCCACGAAAGAAGAATTGTGACTTATGCCACAGGCCCCACGCAGATAAGGCCATTAAACATGAAATTAAGCCCAACAGAACATTATTAAGTGAGTGTTTCCTTTGCTTTATTATTCGTTCGACAATTACTCATCACTAATACTATGTAATCTTTATAGACCTATAAGAATACCCTTTACCCTTTAGCCTACTATGTTAAGTTTCCCCTAGATAACAATTAATAACAGGAGGGCAAAAATGAGAAAAGCTAAAACGTGTTCAGACTTAAATAACAAAAAAATGTCCAATGAAATTTATCTTCTAAGAAGAAAAGTAATCAACTTAATTTATGAGGCCAAAGAAGTGGCAAATCTTCCAAGGATTGACGTCAGAGTGACAGATACCCCAAGAAATTCAATCTTAGGAGTTGCCGGATTAAACGATAATATTATTTGGATTACAGAAAAAGCTATCTCTTACGGCGAAGCAAGATTACGCCACGTTGTTTATCACGAAATAGTTCATGCCGTTACAGGGTTTAGGCACGACTCAGATTGCCCTTTAATGGCCCCAGTGATCCCAGAGTCTGTTAAGGGAAAGGCATTTTACCAAAGAGTTTTACTAGGGTATCTAGGAAGGAAACAATAATGAACGATTCTTATATCAAAAATAGTCTCAACAAGGCCCTTTGTAATCTCGGTTATTCTATTAAAGAATATTATCAAGATAACCAACTACTTTGCTTTTATGTATCTGTACCAACTTTAAACGTAGCAAATCATATTTCAAGACAAGTAGATTATTTTCTAAAGACATATAACTGGTATGTTGTTAAAACATTAAAAACTAAAGACGGTTATCGTATTGATGCCAGACCACAAATGCAAATTGCATAATTATTTTAAGGATGGAAATGGATTTACTTTATTTTAATTTACTCTTTAAACATAACACAACACATAAACCTATCTCTGTTACTTATCAGGCCTACACACAAAAAGAAGCATTACTTGAAGGCCTTAAGTCTTATGGAGATACTCATAAACTCCAAACTATCACGCAAATTACTTTAGAAGATTATCGTTGTATTATAAACAAACAACCTATTAATTCTTAATTCCCTACTAAACTGTTTCTATCTGTTACTACACACTGCATAGTTTATCTTATTGAGAGAGAGGTAATCCATATGACAAATTTACAATTATATATATTTATCTGTTTTTACAATTTGCTATTACTTTTATTGATTTACTTAATCAGCTTCTAGCTCTAGCTAGTATGTTATATTATCTAGTATTTGATTTCAGATGATTCCTAGATTTTGATTTTAGCAAGGTTTTAGATTATACAGATTTTAGATTTTGATTAAATTTATTAACCTTATATCCAAGTAGCGACTATAGATTTAGTTTTATCTAAAATTTATTAACCTTATATCCGACTATAGATTTAGTTTTATTTAAAATTTATTAACCTTATATTTAAAATTTATTAACCTTATATTTAAATCTCTATTTTATGCTATTGTATTTAAATCAGTAGGTTATATCTTTTTACCACCCTTACTATGGAGAGTTATTATGAAAGAGGCCCCTAATCTTAAAGATCTTCAAGACGAAATGATTAAAGGCATTGTAGCGACTCAAAATGCCCTATTCAGACAGGCAGGAAAAGAGACTAAGAGACTTGACCGCCTTTCTAATGCTATTAACAGTGTAGAAAATGTCTTATTCGACGAAGACTTTATGGGCCAACTCCCGGCCCACCAGAAAGTTAAGCTCTATCAGTTAATGACAAATAACCAAGGACAAACTCTAGATTTCCTTTCTAAGTTATCTAATAATCTCAGTACGTCGTTAGAGGCCCTTAATCATGTCCGTAAACTAGACAAAGCTACTGGTACTACTACAGACCTACCCCTTGATAACTTTAAGGCCCAGATCAAGTCTCTTATCGACCTTAAAGGCAAAGAGACAATAGTTATTGATTTACAGTCAGCAAAAAAGCATGAAGATTCTACCGATTCAACAGAAGCAGTTTGACTTTTATCTATTTGACGCATAAAAATCAAGGACATTTGATTTTTCACACACGTGCTAATCTATCTATTTAGTAGCATAAATCACTAGCACAATTCCTAATGTATCACCACAAGACCCCTAGAGGCATCTGAATAAACCTTAGTGTATATCCAAGTAGCGACTATAGATTTAGAGAGGTTTTATCTTATAATTGTGGTGGAGGTTAAAAGAGGTTAAAGAAGTGTACTTCTTTATTTTAATTACTCCACACTTTATGTCAACAACGCAGTAGCACATGATAAAATAGATTCCCCACCAATAGAAAAGCTTTCTCCCTGAATAGTAGACAGTAGTACCCTACTACTACTACTACTATTTACTGCTGCTGGTAATAGGATGCTGTTACTGATGATGCTGATGCGACTCCCCGCATGTCATGTCTCCACGTGTGAGTATATATATATGATGGGGAAGCAGTAGCAGGGAGGGGAATCTCTAGTTACTCTTGGGAGGGAAGACGGGCCAGGGGCAGACAGCGAGCATAATATATCGGTGAGACACTTTTTAAATAATTGTTGACCGTTTCTATCTGGTATCTTATTTTATGGGCTCAAAAAAAAATGGCCTCATAGGGAGAAACACAGGGAGAAACTACAATGTCCGATGAATACTACAGCACTTATTTACGCAGGTGGCTTAAAAAAGACCTAGACGCAAAATCACGAGATAAATTATATGGCCGAGAAAGGGCCCAACGAGAAAAAACACAGGTAAAAGAAATAAGGGCCCAGGAGAAAAAGGCCTTAAGATCAAGTTTCTTTAGCGACTTAGGAAAACTAATTAAGCTATTTACCCCCAGAAAACAACGCAGTGGTGTTTGGAAAGGTTTAGGTAAAGGTATGGGGGGAAATTTATATCGTTCTCATGCTAAAGGCTACAAAAAGCCACCTCACAGTTTTTAAACAAAATTCCTTTTTTTATCAGTTAAGTCACTTTAAGTTACTAATTTCGCATTAAATTAATATTTTTCTTTTCTCACGGAGGAGATATGAAAATACTTATTGCCGCATTGTTTCTAATGTCTTGTGGTGGTTTTGACAGTTACGACTTTAAATACTGTGTAGATCGGCGTTACAAAGACATAAATGGTTATCAAATTTCTTATTGCCACGAGTATAAAACTGATCGAGAGAGGGTTATGCATTTCTATGAGCGGAAATAGTAGTCTTAAATTTGTCTCTGAGGCATACTTTATACATGACTAGGGCCATTGAAATATTAGAAGATTCTGCAAGAGAAGATTTACCAATTAGGCGAGGTCTGGCAACTGGTGGTATCTCGGAAGTAGTTTATGCTTATCTAGTAAAAACTGAGGGCCAACCTATTAGGCGGGAAGATTTGGTGGCATTGGGTTTGAATTTTAATTCTGTTAAGTCCACCTTGGCCCGCCTAAAAAAACGGGGATATATTGAACCTGTTGAAAGTGTGACTGGAAAAGACGGGTATTTTAAAGTTAAGATTACAGGAAGACCGCCTCCTTCTTATACTTCTTATACTTCTTATACTTCTTATAACGACAAAAATGACACAGCAAGGATTCCAAGTACTGAGGTAGATAACGATAACGACTACAATGGTTGGTTACTTTATATTTTAAAACTACATAGTGGTTGGTATCTAGGTATTACTTCCGATTATGCCAATAGAATGAGGGCCCATCGGAGAAAGTACCGTGATGACTATATAAATACTGATGTTTTGTTTGATGGCCTTACTGAGCAAGAGGCCAATGATTTAGAAACTTCTTTAGTGCATCAATATACTAAGGAACGTCTTGGTTTTAAAAATAAAGTGAAGCGTTACCGGGATAGGTCAGACTGGGAAATTGAGAGATACCCGGACGCTGTGTATAGAAATTTTTTAAAAAAAGACTCACATGGAGAATCTCTAGACATTCTAGAAGACCTTCTTCCCTTCCCTATAGATACCGAAAAAAAGTCCCGATTAGGAATCGAACCTTCTTCTAGAGAAGAAGTTGAGATGCAAGCTCGGGATTTTTTACGAGACATTAAAATCATTTTTCCTGACCATACAATTTTTCCTACTGATCCTGAACTTGGAGTGGGGATAAGACTTGGTGATAGGTATTTGGAATGGCAAGAAGAGGCAACTCGTGGAGTGATGGTTAACCTTGAAGAAATACTAGGCGAGTACCCTTTTCTTCATTATACTTTTAAAGAAGACTCTAATTATATTATTTATAGCGAGTAGCGTAACTTTTTAAATTAAGCGGTAAGAGGGTTAAATATGAGTACATACCTAAAAGCAAAAATGAGGTCCATGTTTGGTGATGCTTTTAAGGATGACCGAGTAGATGAGGGTGACAATTGGGTTGACTATGACGAGGATTCTGGAATGGAGTCTGGGGAACCTGCTGAGAACAGCAATATGCAGAATTTTGTAACTGCTGTAAACGATAAATGGCCCACAGGAAGAAGAGATAGTCATTTGGCGGGTATTTGGCCTGATGGCCAAGGATATATTACAGCGGAAGATTATTATAATTTTAGAGATCCTCAGACTGGCGAAAAGGTAATAGGTAAATTAGCAGATGCTTACGATCCCGAACCTCAGTGGATTGATCCAGAGTTAAAAGCATTGGCCCAAGAGTTTAACATCTTTATAGATTGGCAAGATGCCGGGACATTGGTTTTATATGACGAGAGCTAATAAAATATTAGAGGCGGGTAAAGGAAGATCTAATTGGATTTCTAAAAAATGGCGTGACCTTGAAGATGAACCCTTACCAGACACCAGAGACATAGATACATACTATCGTTATGATCAGGATCAGGGTTTAAGTTTCCAGGGGGTCGACCCCGAATATTTTTCAGTATCTGAGATACCTCAAGGGCCTGAAGGAAGTTACTACCCAGCAGAACCTAAATATAATAATCGTCGTGGACCTCTAGATAGGGAAGAGGAGATAGAAGACATCCCAAAAGAAAAACCTGCTACGGCCTTGGAGCTTGAAAAAATAGGTAGGTGGTTTAAAAAAGCTAAAACTAAAAAGCCCCCTACGAAAGCTGCTGTCTCTGCTAATACTAGGGAGATTAGAAGCTTAACTAGTTGGTATAAAAATACAGTAGATAATGAATCAGATCCCCAAGCTAGAAAATTGATTAGAGCTAAATATTTAAGGGGATTGAAGGCATTGACTGGTGTGCGAGAGGGTAGGGCGAAAAATATGTTAGGGTATGGTTGGAGAGATCAGCAATTACTCTTCGACTCAGTCGAAGATGCCTGGAAAAATGGTCATCGAGATGTTTCAGATATTTTCAACATAGTTTACCCTATGCTAAAGAGGGAAGGGCTTGAACTGAGTGAAGAAGGCATAAGATTTGCCGTGCAACATATAATGAACAAATAAAGGATTATGGATGAGCCGAGCACAAGAAATTTTGAATTTTGAAGAGGGGAAAGAACATGGTGGCAAGTTCCGCAGAGATCAGGCCAATAAACATCACGATGATGACCACCCACCAGTTTCAGGAAAAAAGAAAAGTAAAAAAGATGACCAAAAAGATAAAAAAGCAAAAGAACTCCTAAAGAAATTCAAATATAAGCACCAAGAAGAGGAAGAGACAGTATGAGTTGGGCCCAAGATATTCTTGAGAAGATGATGGGCAGAAAGATGCCTCTCAGGAAAAAAGGTATCAAATTAAGTCCTGCTCAAGTTAATCAGATTAAAAAGCTGCATAAAAGTGGTAGTGGTGTAACTGATTTGGCCAAAAAATTTAAAGTAAACAAAAGTACCGTGAGTCGTATCCTAGATAACAAGTTATGGTGAGAGCTTTAAAAATTCTTGAAGATGCACAGGTTTTTGATCTCCGTTCAGGGGAAGACATTACAGGCATTGAAACGCCTGAGAATAGACTTGGCCGCATTTATAAGGAATTTGAGAGTTTTACGGGGCAATCAATAGGTCAGATACCTCCAAATAATGCAAAGGCATTTGATGGTTATTTGTTAAGGATGTGGGATGACCCCGAAGTAAAAAGTGCTTTAAAATGGTTGATTGATGAAGAAGAACCTTATGCTTTTACTCGGACATTTCCTATAGTTAATCCTTATTACTATGTTCAAAATGCTGTTATAGGGTCAAGAGGCGAACTCGAACCCCTACCAGCGATGGACAATAAATATCGTTTTACTTATAATGCTATTTTGGAAACTGGTTATAACGAGTTAGTAATTTATACAGGATACGATTTAGTCGCACATGAAGACTATATGGAGATTATACCAGAAGGTAGTACTGTTTATTTTGAAGATCTTGGTCAGTGTAGTTTCTTGAGACTACAAAGAGCAGCGGCCAAGTTAGAACAAAACTCAATCCAAGCAAAAATAATAAAATGATTAGATTACTTGAGGCCATTACTCTTACTGATTTCCGAAATGAGCGAGAAACAGGTAATGTATCTCTTGAGGGATTGTTTAATCTATTGGATTTTTATTTTACTAACGGAGATCAAATGGTTAACTGGGTTGAGGCTGCAACTAAGAGCGAAGTTTTTAAATGGGCCAAACTACTAGGCGTAGAAAACAAAGACCTATATAATTTCTATAACGATAGGATAAAACATGAACAGGTCTAAACAGCTATTAGAAGGTGAAGAAGATATATATAGATATGGTGTTCAAGATAATCTTATGGGCGATCTGGAGAGAGAATTAGATTCCCCAGAAGACCGTTGGGTTAAAGGTGCTGTCTCTGTAGGCCCTGAAGTATTTTGGAAAGTTATTTTTTCTGTTTTCAGTGACGAAGAAATAGATTCTCTTCTTAATATGAGAGAGAGTTTTCGGGCCACCAGTATCTTAGAAGATGATGATGGCGATATTTTATGGAGGGATCGGGAACAGGTTCCTAGGAGAAGAACAAATCCTAAGGCAGGTAGGCACACCGGGACACCCTCAAGCAGTTCTCATCAAAAAAGACATTCTGCTAGAAGGCATATCAAAAAAGCAATGGACCATGGCCGTAAGTACGCCGATCCTAACGATTTTAAAGGTGTCATGGAAGAAGGCATGAAATATCTGGCAAAACAGATTGTCCAGGTTTCTGAATACAGGGATAAATTTACTAAAGGTCTTCAGGGAGAAGAGGATAGAGGGTTGGAAGATGACAACTAACTACTGGCTTCGAGTTGGAATACAAATAGAAAAAGAAAATGGTAATATAAATAATGCTTACGAAATTGCTCTTGATAATTTACGGCAAGACCCTGATTATTATAAAGGACAAGAAAAACAAGCACCTAATGTAATATTTCAAGGAACGGCTAAGGCCGAGGGAGTAACGATGAAGAAGAAAAATAGTTTGGCCAGAGATTTATTAGCGGATTCTGTAGAGGTTTTATTCGAAGGGGTTGGTGAAATGGGTCTTGGGAGTATGACACAAGGACAAACCATTATTCTTGGTAAAGGTGCTTCCAGTACTGCGATGGGTTCTCTTGAAGGAAATCCTGCAAAATGGATTGGGGTAAATTCTGACGGCACTAATAAAGTTAAAATGGGATCAGTTTATATGGATCTTCCAGCTTCTGTAAGTTTAGCTAAAGCTTCTGGGCAAAACTAAAAATGAAGACAGCAAAAGAGTTGCTGGCAAAATATAGTGTTGAAGAAGATATAGACTATAACCAGCCTAATATGACACCGAATCCTATGCATAAAGAACAGCCAGCAGGGAGAAACCCCGCTAGTCAGATTGGGGCCATACAAAAATGGCAGAGATATAAACTGAATCGAGATGACTTAGAACAAATCATTGCCCATTATGGTGATGAGCAAGCTATTTATGATGAAGAAATTATAGATGGTTACGCCCAAGATATCGCAGCAGGTACTCCAGGCCAGGGCACTCCTAATTATTCGGGTCACTTTGCTGATAACTCTTCTGAGGTAACAGGACACTCAACGGATAATTATGGGCCCATTAACTCCCCAACTAACACTTATGGGAATTATCCGCCGGAAAATGAAGAAGAGTCAGAAGAGGGTGATATAGACAGAGACAGAGATAGAGATAGAGATAGAGATAGAGCCCACAACGACCCAAGACGGGCAGATAGTTATTATGAAGACCCTAACCGAAGACGGAGAAGAAGATAATGGACAAAAAAGTGAAAGAAACCCATGTTAATGAGGCCCAAAGGCTATTACACCTAATTGAAGATGATTACGCTTTTCATTTTAACACGGGCGGCGACTCAGTAGCAGAAACTCCTACTAGTACAACAGATACCACGGATACTGATATTACAGCAGATGCTGTAGAAACGGATTCGGAAGATACTTCTACTACTGATAGTGAGTAGATCGGATAAAATTTTAGAGGGGATGCCACAAAGACGGATGAGTTTAATGCAGCCGCAAGAGAAGAAGATCCTTTTAAGGATAGTAGACGACTTGATGAAGCTTAAGGCCAGAGGAGTCGTCTACCCTGAAAATGAACAACAGTATGGGAGTCTTATTCGAGCGTTTATGGAATTTGCTGATACCCTAATGGAAACTGGTGAAGGTAACCCTGCTGATAATTACCCTGTAGATCCACCCAAACCCCCACCAATGGCGGGTCCAGATGATGGAATGTACTAGCTGAACCATGGTTTTTGTTATGCGTTTAAGAGGGATTCAAATTAAATCTTGGATAAGGTGTACTGATAAAGATTACACATGTTTATTTCCTTATATAGAGAATGATAAAATTTATAACTTTAAAGACCTAGAAGATCTTAAACAGCAGGTGAGAAATGAAGAGTCTAATAAATAAGTTTTTATATAGCAGGTTTTACCAAAGATATATTTTTCCTTTTATATTATGGATGGAAAATCCTTTTGTTGAAACATTTAATGCTAAAGATGTGTTACAGGTAAGAAGTGCTTTAACCCAAGATGGGATGTTAATTTTTGGTAATAAGAAAGGAACTTTAATGGGCCTTTGTGTACCTGGTGAATATTCGCACGTTGGAGTATATGACAGGAGACTTGGTCTTATTTACGAAATGGTTTCCTCTGGGTTCCAGACCACGACAGTTGCTTCTTTTGTAACTAGATATTCCAGTGTGGCGGTAACTCGATGTTCTGGGTTTACTAGTGCTTATGCCTTTAAGTTCATCAGAAACATTATGGTATATAAAGGCGTACCTTATGATAGTGCCTTTAACTTCTCTGTTGAGAGCTTATACTGTAGTGAATTGGTGTACCGAGCAGATGTTAACCATGTTATTAAATGTTCAACTGAGGATTTATTAGGGCTAGGGAAAAAGTACATTAGTCCTATGGGCATTTTTAATGCTGCAAATATGTTATTGGTATTGAAGGTAGATAAATAATGAGTGAGAGCAGATCAAAAGATATACTGGAATTTGCACCGCCATTGGCGGTGCCTCAGGGACAGCCTCAGGGACAGCCTCAAGAACTAGATTTAAACCAAATAGAAGCAGATATGATTGGGCCCAAACCATTAGATATAATGATGATTTTGGATCATGTCCGTTATTTACGAGAACTCATTAGATATGGGCAGGTAATTAATGATTTAGAAAGCCAAACAATGAACATGGTGCAATCATTAAACACAATAGAAGATACTTTAAATAGGCGAGGGTAATTATGCCACAAGGATATAATTCTACAGTACTAAAAGGCAGAGAAGGCGAGTTAGATACTGATAATACCTGGCGGGACGCTGATTCCAAACGGCACGGTGTTTTAGTAAACCCTAAAAAGAAAGTAAAAAAGTCCCGAAAGAGGAGATTAAAGTCTCCTGTTAGCCCAGATATTAATTATAAAATGAATAAAGGTGGGTTGACTCCTGGGGATAATGAATATTCTACCCATACAGGTAAGCCAACAGCACCATTTAACGCGAGTAAGGAATTTTATATGCCAGCAAAACATTTACTTAATTTACTAGAAATGACTGATCCACCAAAGCTTCCGGCAGGTAGGAAGGTGACACCTGAGGAACAGGCCAAGATAGATAAGATGAAAGCACGGAAAAGACCACCTCCAGTTATTAAAGATAAAAGAAAAGACTCTAGAAGGGCCGAAAAAGTAGAAAATGAACACCCTATCGACACTATGGATAGAGGTGTTGGTATCAGTAAGCGAAAGGGCGACAGACGCAAGTAGCCCCAAACTTCGATTATCAAAACAGCAGGACTTTACTTCAGGCCTCCAAAGATACATCTTTTAGAGATGAAACCAGAAACTAAACAACAGTTAGCGGCAATGAGATATTTGGCCGATAAAAAACCTAAACAATATAAACTTGAACATGGAACTCTTTGTATCGTCTTGTACGAGTTGTACGAGTTATACGAGGCCGGGGACTATTTCGAATTTCACAGGGTAGACTGGGAGAACGATGAATTACAAAGAGTATGTCACTAAATGCCACGAGTTATTTGATGAGGTAGAGGGAGCTTCCCCTGACCTATTTATTGAGCTTCACACCAAGATGCTCCTTAATGCTGTTGATGTTGTGTCCAGAGAAGGTAAAGATAATGATTTTGTTAGCTGGTTTGTTACGAAACTCATGCGTGAACTTTCCGAGATTACTCCTAATGTAATTTTCAGGGAAGGTGAGACTGCTATAAATTCTGCTACTTTTGATAAAATTAACGCAATTATAGAGGGAAAAGTTTAGGCAAGATAGAACAATATGCTGTGACCCTTGAATTGCTACTAGATGAAACCTATTCTCTTTATGTACTTAGATATTTAAGGAGACAACATGAAACTAAAAGAAGAGTCGGAAGAGTCAACTAATGCTCTCTTGGCATAGCTCATGGATTTAGATGAGCTATCAGAAGATCAACTAAAAGGACTTTTAAGCTCTCTTGAGCATTATCAAAGTATTCCTGTTGATATGGATACTTTTCTTGATGACAAGTACTACTTAGGTGCATATTTTGGTGAAAAAGGAATTCAACCTTATTGGCGAGAATTTCTTAAAAAAGTTTTTGACTCTCCATTTAATTCAGAACAATGGTTAATTTGTTTGCGTGGTGCGATAGGCCAGGGAAAATGCTTACAAAAAGACTCAACTATTATTAAGTATGATGGGACTGTTGTAAAAGTTCAAGATTTAGTTCCTGGTGATCTTATAATGGGGCCAGATTCTAAATCTAGAACTATTTTATCTACCCATGCTGATACAGGCCCTATGTTTGAAATAAACCCTATTAAGGGTGATCCATGGGTTTGTAATGATGTCCATGTATTAACACTTAAAAAAACTCCACAAGGCTTAAATAGGTATGGAAATACTAGGGGGTCAACTAAACCAGAGATTATAGATGTTGCTCTTGATGAGTACCTTAATTGGTCTAAAAGTCAAAAGAACTTATATAAGTTATTTAGAGTCCCTGTTGATTTTCCTGAGCAACATCCAAGAGAGCTAGACCCTTACTTTCTAGGTGTTTGGTTAGGTGATGGTACTTTAGGGGAAGCCCAAATTACTAACTCAGATCAGGAGATATTATCTTTCTTATCTGATTTTACTCTTAAAGAAAATTTTAGTTCACACACTCTTTTAGACAAACGTACGGAGTGTCCAAGAGTAAACATCACTACAGAAAAAGGACAACCAAACCACCTTAGACGATATTTAAGAGACACCTTTTCAGTGGGCAAACATATCCCACAACTTAATAAAACGGGTAGTAGGGAAGAAAGACTCCAGCTTCTTGCGGGATTACTTGATACTGATGGCCACCTTGTAGATAATGTTTTTGAACTTACCCTTAAAGAAGAAGATTTTATTGATGATGTTCTTTTTGTTGCTAGAAGTCTTGGTTTTGGTACCTCAAAAAAATTAAAACAAGTTAAATTAAAAACATGGGATAAACCTAGAGATTATTTTAGGATAAAGATATTTGGGGATTTAGATAAAATCCCTACGAAAGTAAAAAGAAAACAAGCAAGTCCAAGAAGGCAGAAAAAAGACCCTTTAAAAACAGGGTTTTCTGTTATTCCTAAAGGCCCAGGGGAATATTTTGGTTTTGAGCTTGACGGAGATGGGAGGTTTTTACTTGAAGATTTCACAGTCACACATAATACTACAATTGCCTGTGTTGGAATTTCTTACGATATACACAGATTACTATGCTTATATAATCCTCAGGGTGCTTTCGGTCTGCTTCCAGACACAATAATTCTTTTTGCTATCTTCAATGTAACGATGGCACTAGCACAGGATGTTGTTTGGCAGACTCTTTCAGGAATGTTTGCTAGAAGTCCTTATTTCACTGAAATAATAAAAAAGTTACCTAAACAAAAACCAGAATCTAATCCTATGTTTCCTAAAAATATCGGTTTATTTATTGGTTCACGGCTAGGCCACACACTAGGAAAAGCTGTTTTCTCTTGTCTTCCTGGTAGTGTTCCAATTCCTACGATACACGGAGAAGTGCCTCTAATAGAGATTGTTCGGAATCCAGGGGATCATAAGGTTTTTTCTTATGATACGGCTCTTGAAAAAGCTGTGCTAGGTGAAGTTACTCATGGCCAGAGTATGGGAACAAAAGAAGTCTGGAAAATATTTTTGTCCAACGGCCATTTTATAGAAGCCACTCAAGATCATAAGTTCTTATTGAGTAATAATTCATATAAAACACTAGCAGAATTAGATTATTTAGATGCTTTGACTTTTTTCGTACCCCCCACTGCTCTACAAGTATCTAGCTCTCCCGTTTTAGTTGTTTCTAAAGAGATTGTTGGAATGAGACAGGTGTACGATATTTCAGTAGAACCACATCATAACTTTGCTACTAGTGCTGGTATCTTTGCTCACAACTGCTTTGCTGGTGATACTGAGATTCCCTTATTAGATGGGTCTGTTGTTAAAATAAAAGACTTAGTAGGTAACTATAAAGACAAATATACAATATCAGTTGATCTCACAAGAAAAAGTGTAGTCCCAGGTAAAATTATAGCCGCAGCCAAAACAGGAACTAGAAAAGTTTATAAAGTTACTTTTGATAATGGTAAATCTTTTAAATGTACTGCTGATCATAAAATATTACATAGAAGTGGTAAATATAAAGAACTCAGATATTTTGAAGTAGGTGACGCAGTATTTTCAATTAATAGTCACACAGGGAAATCGGGACACACTAAAATAAGGAACCCTTACACAGGAGAGTATGAGGCCTTACACCATCATATTATGGCCTGGAAGTTAGGTAATAAACTAGGTTACAATATTCACCATAAAGATTTAGATAAATTAAACAACAACCCTGAAAACTTGTGCCTGTTATCAAAGTCTAAGGCCATGTCTAAATTTTATTCTGAGGATAATAGAGAAGAGGTTTTAAGAGTTAGGAAAGCTGGTTGGAGAACTAGAATACTTAAGAAGTCCTATAGAGAGTACTCAGATACTGGCTTCATCCCTGATATAAATGTTAATGTATTAAGAAAATATTTTAATGATGATATTACTGAGTATCTTGAGTGTGTTAAAGAATACAATCATAAAATTGTTAGTATTGAATATGTGGGTGTTGAAGATGTCTATGATATTACTGTGGATAAATACCATAACTTCACTACTCAAACAAATGTCGTAGTTTCAAATTGTTTAATTGATGAAGCAAACTTTGAAATTGTCCATGGCCAGGTGTACGAGTCTTTTCTATCTATCTTAAGAAGGATGGAATCACGATTTTCTTCTAATGCTCCTGTAGGAACTGGTAGGGTCTGGTTGGTTTCCTCAGAATCACAAAAGAATTCTACTCTAAATAGAATTATCAACTCTTATAAAGGTAAAAGTGGTTGTTTAGTATCACAAGCATCTTTATGGGAAGTTTATCCAGAAAGGTATGGTACTACTACATTTCAAGTTTTCACTGGTGTAGATACTAGGGCCCCAGAAGTTATTACTGAAGCCACTGAAGATTTGGTGGATTTGTACCCAGAAAAGATTATAGAGGTTCCTACTGAGCATAAAGAGTCTTTTGAAGCTGACATTTACGCAGCGTTAAAAGATTTAGCAGGGATAGAAGTTGGTGGAGGGGCAAGACTCTTCAGACTCAAAGATAAACTTAATAAAATGTTAATTGGTCCCACGTTCTTTCCAGATGTAGTTACACTGGATTTTGATGGACCTGACCAAATACAAAATTTTTCTAGTATTCCTTTTGATTTTAAGCGAATACCACGTTGTATTCATCTCGATTTGGCCCTAACAGGGGATAGATTAGGGATTGCTTCTTCTTATATTGTTGATTTTGCTATTAGAACTACTCGTGATCCTATTCGTTTAATTGATGTTCGGGAGTCTAGACCCAAGATTCAGGTAGATTTTGCCTTTGCAATATCTCCCGTCAAAGGAAAACAAATTCCTTTGTATAAAATTAGGTCGTTTATTAGTTGGCTATCGTCAATCGGATACCCTATTCACTGTATCACGGCAGATAGTTTTCAATGCTTTTTGTCAACTACTCTTGTCCCCACAGATTCTGGTTACAAAGAAATTAAAGATATTGAGGTAGGTGATTTAATCCAATCAAGATCAGGGCCTAAAAAGGTTCTTAACAAGTGGGGGTTTGGGGAACAAGAAACTTTAAAAATTACTACTCAAGAAGGTTTGACTGTTGAAGGGACTGGAAAACACAAAATAGAGGTGGCCAAAAATCTCAGAAATTATAAGGCTAAAAGGGCATCAGATGCTAGATGGGAGTGGTTAAGACTTGATGAAATTCAAATAGGTGATGTTGTAAGAACTATGTCCGCTAATGAAACCCTTGTTAAATGTCCTGTAGTTCCTTTAGAACCCCCTGCGATTAATACAGATATAGGTAAGTTTAAGGATTTTCATTACCCAGAAACTCTAGATGAAGAGTTAGCTGAGTTTTTAGGTTACTTCTCTGGTGATGGTTGTGCGGATACATATTGTATTAGATTGACTTGTAATAGAGATGACTCTTTAGACTATAAACAGGTTGTTGGGAACCTTGTAGGTGATAGATACTTATTTTCAGAGTGTAATGACCGCTATGCGGATGTCATATATTTACATTCTAAAACATTTATTACTTGGTTAAACCATTATAAATTATTAGATAAGTCCTCTATCCCAGAACTTATTTGGAAATCTCCTGTGAGTGTTCAAGCGGCATTTTTAAGAGGTTTATTCTCTTCGGATGGAACTTGTTCTAAAGAAGATGGGAGAGTTTCTATTAATACTGCTACTCCCCAAATAGCTGAAGATGTTCAATTAATGCTCCAATGCTCTTTTGGTATTAGATCAAATAGATCAGAACATTTTAGGGAAGGTTTTGGGAAAACTATTTATTTTGTGACTCTATCTGGCCCTCGACAGAATTTTTATACCCAGATAGGTTTTTCCACGAAGCGAAAGATTGAGATTTTAGAAAAGCACTTAAATATCAAAGGAAGAAATCTTTTATATAAAGTTCAGTCTATAGAAGGCTCAAAAGGTCTTGTTTTTGATATTGAGGTAGAAGATGACCCTTCTTATGTGGCCAATGGGTTTGTTTCACATAACTCTGCCGACCTACTACAACAACTAAAAAGACAAGGATTTAAGACTTTCGTTCAATCTGTCGATAAAACAACTGATGCTTATGTGGCATTAAGAAATACCATATATGAAGGTGACTGTGTTCTTCCAAACAACAAGATTTTAAAAAGAGAGTTAGAAGAATTAGAGTTCATTAAAGATGGTAAAAAAGTAGATCACCCCGTAGTGTTTGGCGATGGTATTCCTGGGTCTAAAGATGTTGCCGATGCAGTAGCAGGTAGTGTTTGGACTTGTGTTAATGAAGCAGATACTTTTAGGGCAATTCGCTCTGCTGAAGAGTTGGCATATAAGATGGAGGCGATGGAACAACAATCACATGATATAAAGGATCAATTATGGCCACAGTTAGCAAGAAAACAAGGACGAGAATAACTTCGATAATACCCAGAAATAAGTGTAGTAAATGTGGCAGGTATAGACTGCAAACTTATTCTTCTACTATCTTGGGTTTAAGTATTATAAATTTACTTTTACTTGGTATAATAATTTATAAAATGGGTGCTTAGGGGAGTCTTATTAACTATATAATTATTGAGATAAACTGCCTACCTCCAAGTTCGCTTCCTCTAAGTGCCTGATTTGAGGTTTCTTGAAAAAACATAAACCAATGCTGATAGCTGATATAGATATTTATGCTCTCGAATTTATCGGTTCCTCATGTCAAATGTGTAATAAAGTTATTACCAGAGGGTACAAGGGGATAACTGCGATGAGTTTGTTTTGTCCAAAATGTTATAAGAAGCGTTCTTGGGGGGATGACTTAGTGGTTTGTGCTGATAAAGATAAGAATTCTTTTTAACAGATGTAGTTTTTTTCTTTGTTTCTTATTTAATGGAAATATGAGTAGAATTAAAAGAAAAAGGTAATAAGGTAATAAAGAGAGACAACAATGAATGTAACAGGATATTTAATCTCCAGGGATGAGGCAGTTCAAGAAGGACAGTACCGACTTTCGTACCTCGAAATGGGTCAAAGTAGGGACTTAGGGACGTTTGAATTAGCTATGATAACTCAAGCCATTCAATCAGATATGAGTCAGTCCCAACAAGCGAATACAAACCCATATACCCAAAATGATCAGGCTGCCGCTGCAAGTGGTGCTAGTGATAGTTTTGGTGAATCTTTTGCAGTAAAGATACTAGACCAAATAGGCAAATAATGTCCGCCCTATATTTAAATTCCCTTTTAGAGAGTTTAATTTTAACAGACTACACTGAGTATCTTGAAAAAGTAGGAGAGGCATATCTCGCAAGACCTGTTGTCGAAGAACAATATGTTTCTTCTTGGATGATTTTAATTGCTCACATAGAAAAACTTTTTGAGCAGATTAAAAACTCAATTGAGTTTACGGAGGATGATCCCTACGAGTCATCTGTCTCCATGATTAAAGATTATAAAACAACAGGAAAGATGAAAATTTTCACTGGCGCGTCAGAACATCCTGTTTGGACACCTGAGCAGAATTGGAGGTTTAGGGCAGTACATGATTGGTATGGTCATTTGTTGGGCGCGAAGAGTGGGGGCCATACATTTTCAAGGCGTGGTGAGCTGAATACGTATAATCGTCACGCAAAAATGGCCCCGCCAAAGGCCCGGTTAGCTTTATTCACAGAAATTGTAGGTCAGTTAGGTGCTTATTATAATGCAGGTGCAAACGCAGAACAAAAAGTAACTAAGCTTTGGGGTTTTGACTATGATAAGGTCGGGGCTATTGATCTTCAAGAATACGAAAGGAACTTCAAGTGAAAAAAGAAACAGGAAATGAGTTCACAGAACGGGTAAGTCGCTTATTGGATAATGAACAAAAGCATTTTACTGAGCCCTATAGACGAATGCTTAAAGAAGCGATGACCTTTGGAACGGATAATACTTTTGATTATCATACAAGTGCTTCACTAGCGTCTATCTACACCCGTGTTTCTACAATACGAAAAGAAATTTATGTAAAGATAGATCGAATTAAACGATATTATATCGTCGATTTAATGCTCTCTCAGTTGGTTGATGATTCTTTGACACCTCAGGTGGGAACTAATTTAGTTGTCGAGCTTGGCTCTGACGAAGAGATGATTGATGAAGAGATGAAGGCCCTGTCAGATAGGATTGATTTAAACGCAATGGTAAAGGATATTGCTGCTGATCTTTTCTCTTATGGTGAATATTATTTATCAACTGTAATAAGACCTAAATCACAAGTTAAATCGGCCCCTGTTGTTATTCCAGGGCATAACCCAGGCCTTTTCCATGAGGCGGTACAGAAAAGTATCATACATGAAGATATGATAATTAGAAAACGTATCAAAACTAAGATACCTAATTATCAAGTTTCTCATTACGGATTAATTAATGTTTTAGATAATGTCGATCAAGGAAAAATTGTTACTCTCACTTACCATGGAGAGGTAGCAACATACTTAATGGTAAATGGAAAAGGAGATTTAGAGGTTAGAGAGCCTGCCGATTTTATTCGGTTTTCTCTCCCAGGCCACAGGGTCAGAATTGACCTTCATAAAGAGATAGAATATTTAACTCAAAATTCTAAGATGTTAAAGAATCCAGAAATCTTAGAAAAAATTCCAAGATACTTAAGAGTTGGCAAGTCACTTATTTGGCCAATTATTGATAAGCTTGGAGAGCTTGAGATACTAGAAGCCCTTGTACCTGCTACTAAACTAAACAAGATTACTACAGGTTCTATCGTAGGATTTAATGTTCCTGCAGGTATGGATGTAGATAGAGCGTTAGAAGCATCAAAAAGGCTAGAAGGTATTTTAAACAGAAAACAAGGGGTTGATCCTACTACTGGTGAAATGACCGTAACAGAAATCATGTCGGCAGCAGGGAGAATTAAAACAGTCCCAATCTTTGGTGAAAAGGGGACATTGGGCCCACTTAATTTTCACACAAATGATCCAGAAGACCTGCTCAGCTCTATTCAGGATTTGAGAAGAACTATTTGTGAGTCTATTGGGATTCCATATGAACTTATCTTTAAGTCTGAAGAACAGTCAAAAGGTCAGATTTTAAAGAAATACGCTAGATACTTAAGAAAATTAAAAGGTATCCAGTTGGCTTTAGAAGAAGGTTTAAGGCAAATGGCCTATATCCATTTATCAAATGCAGACTTAAAATTTGATGAAGATAAACTCTATGTTAAATTTTTCACCCCCTTAGTAGATGTTGATAACTTAGATCAACTAGAATTTACTGATGCTAGTGTTGGTATTTTGGCAAACCTTTTAGGATTTATTCAAACACTACAAGAGATTCCTTTTATGACAAAACGGGTTAATCCCAAAGCAGTTACTGAGTATATCAATGCTCAGTTGGGTACAGTGGGTTTAGATAATATTCTTTACACAGATGAAGAACTTAAGAAGATGGGGATCGACCCTAATGAGGTGAATAAAGCCCCACCAACACCGACAGATATGCCGCCCCCAGCGGGTGGAGTACCTCCATTAGCAAATGCACCTATGCCTCCTGCAGGAGGGGGGCCTATAGCCCCCCCAATCCCGCCTGCAGGTCCTGGAGGAATCCAAGGCCCAGTGGCCCCCCCGGTAACTTAATGGTTGAGCAGATTAAAGGTGAGGATATTTGGTGCAATAAATGTGAACAATATCTTCCAATGGATCAGTTTGCTAAAAACTGGAGGAATGTTAACAGAAGATGTTATTGTTATAAGTGTAGAGACTGTCAAAGATCCGATTATTTGGATCGTAAAAGAAAAAATAAAGGTGTGCTAAGAAAAAGAAAAAACAAAAGGGATGAGGTTTTTATAACTTATGGAGACGAAATTTTTTGCTAAGTGTAGACTCTTAGTAGAAGATTAAACAAGATGACAAGAAAATATGGAATGGGGCCTATGCGGTCCTCTGATTTTGTTACTACTAATGAACTTAATTATTTAAGGCAAGAAGCAAAAAAATTAGATATCCCAATAGATGACATGGACTTTGAAGAAGAATTTGAAGGTCTGACCCCTGCGAGAAAACAGTGGATGGCAAAACGTGCTGAAATAAGTTTTTTGCAGAAGATATTTGGTGGGGTTGAGGTTGAGGAAGATGCGTCAACTAATGGCCTTGGGGCCATGCCAATGCCAGTTATTACTGGGGGAAAACCTCAAGCTAGGCCAGGCGAAATTATTAAACGTAAGCATAAGAAAAAGAAGAAGAAGAAAGGGGATCGTTACCATTACAAGGAGAGTACTGTGGGCAAAGCGAATCAATTATTAAATTTAATCGAGAAATCTACGGCTCCAGACAGCTTTAGCGTTTCTCAAACAATTCCTTCTATTGAAGAAGCACCAGAAACTTTAGGAAGAAGCACTTCTGGTGGGCCATCTTTGGCCAAGAATCAAATTTCCACGAGTCACTATGGAAGAACTAGTGGTTTGGGTTTAGCGAAGCCACAAGCTGCGAGCTATAAAGCATCAAGCCCAACTATTTCAGAAGAACCTTCATTGATAGGTGGTAGTGCTTCTACTGAACTATCAAACCCAGTACAAGAACCTAAAACTTCTCATGGCCAATGGTCTGCAAAGAATCCTTCTTTAGATTATGAAGGGGAGATACAGACGAGCCCAAGAGGTTTAGGTAAAAATCAAGTACCCGGATCTTCATACTAGAGGTAATTATGAACGCAAATCGTTTGTTAAAATTGCTCGAGGAAGCTGACTTTGAGTTATGGTCGCCAGATAATACTGTTCCAAAAGGATCAAATATTATGATGGGGAATGAGGAAGTTAAACACTTTGAACACTCTTATGCCACAAACCCTGTGACTATCAAAAATCACATGGACAGTCATTTGATTGCTTCTTATTACCCTCATGTATCTGTAGAGAGCAGTAGCTATAGTAAAAAGGGCCTAAAAATAAAGTTTATGGATGAACGGGCCGGAAGCTCCTGCACCTACACCTTCTCAGTGGATTCAGCCACTATGCGAAGTTATGTTGAAGGTGAAGGTAGAAAGCTGGATATTACCAAGTGGTATGTTCCTCATTCATTAGATGAAAATGGGGACAGATTTCCTAGTTTTCAAAAATTAGATTGGATCGAACCTGTTCTATTAAGTTCTTTGTTTGGGACACCTGCGCAGAATTGGCCATCAAAAGTAGGCCCACAAGGTTATGGCCCAAATTCATCAAGAACTTACGATGCCTATGGCAATGTAAAAACTAGGGAAAGATGAAGCAAGCTGATACTTTGAACTCACTTATTGAGGTCATAGAAGACCGAAGAAGTGAAGAAGAACGAAGAGAGGGCCCAGATTCTAGGCGGGCTAACCCGATGCCTGATCATATTTCACCAAGCGAGAGAGATAGAAGGGTAAAAGTCAGGCGGGTTAAAGACCAAATAAAAAAAGCTGGGCGGGATGATTTTAAGAAAAAACATAGAGAAGAGTAATGTTTCCATGGCAAGAAATAGCAAAAGAACAGTTGGAAAGAACACTAGGCCCTCTAGATGTACGGGAATATGATCAACACTATGTAGCTCTTACTGATGCTGGTGGCTATGCTTATGAAGTCTATAAAGACATGCAAACAGCAGAAGGTATCGCAATAAACAATATTTACCTAGCTTGGAGATCAGATTCCCAAAAATACGATGGTATGTTTAAGAGCCACCCAGAACTCTTCAGTATTCCTGACGGGAATTTAGATGGGATAGCTGCTGATATGTCTAAGGTTGTTACCCACTTTAAAGTAGATGCCCTTATAACCTCTTATGATTTAGAGAGTTCTCAGGAATATAAGAAGTATGATTTGGCAAAAAAGAGAAAGGCCCAGAATAAAGATAACCAAAAAGATATTAAAATCTCTTATTCACAATCAAATTCTAGCGTTGAAAAAGACTTCTTAAGAAACAATTTACTCTCCTTAAAAGCACAACAAGGTTCTATAGATGATGATTTAGATGCATCAGAAGATATTCTGTACGAATTGGCAGCAAAAATTCATCACGAGGATATTATACATCAGATAAAAGGTGATCCCATGGAGTTTATCCAGACGGAACTTGGATTTGATGACGTGATGGATTCTCCTTGGGTTAATTTCGATTTTTGGGAGATGGCCCGTGTGATTTTAAAAGATGAGGGACTTGGGAATATCCTTTCAGGGAACATAGAGACTATGCAAGGTGGTCGAGTTTTGAATACAGTGAAGGGAAAATCAAATGAGTCTCGGAGAAATTATGAAGTTCCATGATACAATATCTTTACAAATGTTTTTAGTAGAATGTGGAAGGTTCGATTTACTATCAAAAGTATCTGAGGATTTTACTCCAGATGATGATCTTATTGAGGTGCTTGTTAAATCAAGAAATAAACTTATTCCCAAGAAACCAGATTTTGCCAAGAGTCAGGAGATGAAAAGTAAATGGAACACTATAAAAGGTAAACTTATGAAGGGAATCCAAACCTTTCATAGCTCTACAGCAGGGAAAAGATTTCACCGGGCCTTGAATAGGTTTTTGGCCACGAGAATGGGCCGGATAAAAAGAGATGATGTAGATACTAAAGGTCATAGAAACCATAATGATCCTGAAGAGGAAGGGGGATTAAGGAATAAAGATAGGAAAGAGGAGTCCTATAATGAAAAAGTGGAGTTTCTTAAAGCAGTATCTTCATATATCACTCATCTTCATATTGAAAATGAGTATTTCCACCCATTAAGTGAAGAGGTGTCTTTTACAGAGTTTTTCAATGTTGCAATTCCTCTACTCCGCCATATAGAATTGAAGGTACTTAATGAAGAAGCTTTGGATAGCATTGAGATGGACTTTATAGAAACCGTCACATTGAATTAAGAGATATTATGAAAATAAAAATTAACGATTCTTTTAAACCCGACACTAAGTTCTCTCTGGAAGAGAATAATGGGTCTTTAGGAAATGGTATTCTTGGAAAAATAAAAGGCGAGTTCTTTGTCCCTGATGGGAAATCAAGGAATGATCGTTATTATTCTAAGAATTTGTGGCAAACAACCTTAGGTAAAACCGCAGTTCAAGAAAAGCTCCAAAACCGAGGGATGTTTGGTACTATTAGTCATGAGCAAGAAATAAACGATACCGCGTTATTAGAGGGGAAAATATCCCACGTGATAACCAATCTGTGGATAGATGAGTCCAATAGCAAAGGGATGGGAGAAGCACTTATTCTCGACACCCCCGCAGGGAAGATCTTAAACACAGTAATGAGGGCAAACGCTCAACTCTACACTTCTTCAAGGGCCTTCGGTTCTTTGGGGGAAAATGGGATGAATGGAGTGCCACGAGTTAATGAAGCAGATTATGAATTGGAGACTTTTGATTTTGTGTTGAATCCAGGTTTTTTACAGGCAAGGCCAAAAATTGCTGAGTCGCTACAAAAAATTATTGATCAGGGAAAAGAACAGTATAATAATAATATAGATAATAAGGAGATTACTATGTCCGAAAAATTGATTGAAAAATTGTCGGGTGAAATCTCTCAGGCGAAAGAAAGTTTGGGGGCTATTACCGAGTCATTAGAGAATGAGAAAGCTAAAAATAAAGTTTTAGTTTCTGAAAATGGGGAATTCCAAAAGAAATATGACTTTCTAAGAAAGAGAGTTGATGGACTTACGGAATATAAAAAGCTTGGGACACCTCAAGAAATTTCGAAGGTATTTGATCTAACAGAGTCAAACCAAGACGTTTTGGGAACTTATAAAGAATTAGGTACTCCTGAAGAGATTGGACAGGTTTTTGAGAGGTTTGAAAACACTTTAGAAGCTATTGATGAGTTAGGGGGCCTTCCAGCGGTTCAAAAAAGCATTGATGGTTCCATCAAAGTTCTTACTGAGTATTTAGAACTAGGTACTCCAAAAGAAATTGAGAAGGTTTTTGAGCACACAGAAAAAGCTATTCTTGATAAAAAAGACCTTGATAGAAGAGTAATGGTTGAAAAAATCTCCCAAAAAATCGGAGTTCCTGCTGCTAAAATTGCAAAACTTTATCCGCACATGAATGAAGAAGAAATTACAGAGTTTTTTGTGGACCAAGAAGTTAAAAGAAGAAGAACTCCTAAGCAGGAAATCTATAAGAAAAGAAATGCTAGTTTAACTGAGAGTTTATCTAATATGAATAATAAAGAGTCTTCAGGTATCGGCACGGTTCTAAATGAATCAAGAGGTCGGGCCCTTATGGACTTTTTTAGTAAATAATTAATAGTGCTGTTGGTTAGGTTATGTTCGGAAGGACATAGACAAACCACTGGCCTTAAACAGTTTTTACCCCTGCACTTCAGGGAATGAAACGATAACAAAAAATACGGAGATAAAATGAGCAAGGAAAGACTCGTTGAGGCTAAAACTGCGAAAGCAAAAGACCAAGCCTTAATTTATTATGACCGTTATCGTGATCAAATTGATCTTTTAGAACATTCCACTTTAGCAAAGATTAAAGGGAAAGTAGATATTTATGATGTCTATGCTCTAGGAAAACAATTAGAGCAATATGATACGATGACAGCAATTTGTGAAGAAGTTGGTAATACTGCCTTACTAGGTGTTATTCCTAACATCGCTTATGATGTTATCACAGCAGTACATGGTGCTTCTGTAATTCCTATCATGGCCTCGGTTCAACCAATCGAAGATGAACAAGGGATTGTTTACTTCAAGACTGTTAGAACAACTGACGTTAGAGGTTCACAGACCACCGCAGGTGACGTGGTAACTGATCCTAGAGTACCTATCAAATATCAAGAAGGTTATGCTTCTAATAGCTTAACACATACTGAGGTTGGTACTGGTGCTACTACTATGACTATTAACCTACCTATCGCACCTATCAGAGGACAAACTTTGAGGATTAATGGTGTGGTAACCGCTACACAACTTTCAAATGGTGTTCAAGGTGCTGATCAAGGGCCAAGAGACATGACGGATACCAGCGTAGGTATCATTTGGGGTGACGGCGTTTCTGGTAATGTTGATTATGATAGTGGTATTGTAAGTTTAACTTTTGCTGTTGCACTCCCTGCTACAGAAGAAGCACAAGTTACTTACCAACAAAACTTTGAAGCGAATCAAGATTTGCCTCAAGTTGACATGTACTTCGATTCTCAAGCAATCCATGCAAAAATGTATGCATTAAAAGGGACCATTGGACTCTTACAATCGTACGGAATGCAAAAAAGGTTCGGAAAGATTGCAGAAGATGAGATGTCTAAAGATCTAGTTCAAGAGATCAACAAAGAGATTGGTGGAGATATCATTAGGATGTTAGCTGCTGCTGCTGTTGGTACTACTACTTTTAGTAGAACTCTTCCTGCTGGAACTTCAGACTTTGATCACAGACAGTCTTATAAATTCAAGCTTGCTGATTCTGAAGCATTACTTGCCCAGAACTCAGGTAGAGGGACTATCTCTCTCTTGATTGTGGGATCAACTCATGCGTCTTTAATTCAAACTCTTCCTGGGTTTGAAAGAATTTCTGATGGTAATACTCTAGGTATGCACATTTTTGGTACACTTGATGGTATTCCTGTCATTAGAGTTGTTCAGCAAAACTTACTTGGCCCTGAAGATGGGATTGCCTTATGGAAAGGCACTTCTCCTTGGGAAGCCGCTGTTGTATATTCTCCTTTCATGCCTTTAACTATGACTGATCTGTTGCCGATGGCTCCAAATCCATTGTTAAAAATGAGAGCTGCTGCTGTTTGGGCAGGGGTGGACGTTATCGTTCCACAATATGCCACTCGTTTTAATGTAATTCCTTAATAAGATTTGGGGGTCGGAACTCCGACCCCCTTCTTTTTTTCAGAGGATTAGTTACTTGTGGGAAAAAGTAATGTTATTCTTGGAATATTAATAAGGAGATTTCATGTACAAAGTTACAAATGCCACGAAAACAACAGTTAGTCTAAACGCCTTAAATAAAGACAGAGTTCTTTTTGGTATAGGTGAATCCGTCCTCATGGAGGAATCCAAGTATATAGCTTATAAGAAAGGCATAGATAATTATGTGAAGCTTAAAATTTTAAGTATCGAAGTAGATACCCCTGTGAAAGTTAAAACAATTCCTGAAAATATGGCAGAAGACAATTTACCGAAAGGAATTGATAATAGTCTTATCCAAGAGGATATAAATGGAAAGATGGAAGAAGTTGCAAAAGAAGGGAAAGCAAAAGACCAAGAAGCAAAAAAATCTAGAAAGATTGCTAAAGGCAAAAAGAAAGGCAGTTCTGAATCCACGTCTGCTTGAAGTTACGAGAGAAGATTTAATTAGATGGCATAATGAATAGTAGGTGATTTGTGAAACTGCAGGAGATCTTTGAAAGGGTAGTAGTAGAATCTGGACAGTTTCTTTTAAACTCTGGCGAATTAGAGTTAAACGAAGATAACTTTGCTATCTTAGTAAGGGCCACTCTTTCTGTTTACTCCAGATACTCCCCAGTATCCCATATGTTCTATGTTGATATGACTAGTGTTAGAAATTTTAGTTTCACTCTAGGGAACACTAGATGGGAAAAATTCCCGAATGGGAAAATCCCTGATAGTGTTTTCGATTGCATCCCAGTGCGAGGTGCTTGGATTCTTCCTTCTTACTACTACCAGTACTATCAATATTTTAATTTCAGAAATCATATGAGCGCTCAGTCTGATAGTAGAATCAAACAACCTTATCCTTTCATTTATAGAAAACCTAAGATCACTATCGGTATCTCTTCTTTCGCAGAAGTTCATGTACTACTGAGACAAGAGGTTAGGATGGAGGAAGAAGGTGGTGTGACTAAATACTATGTAGATTCAATAGATGATTTAACAGATAGTCTTTTCTTTGACTTATTAACTGCTAAATTCATGAAAGCTATAGGTAGACAGAGAAGGGCCTTCACACTATCAGATGTTTCTTTATTATTAGATGCCCCCCAGTTAGTTGCAGAGGGGGATGCTATGGAAAAAGATGCCCTGCAGTTATTAACTGATAACAATAAATGGTATTTAGCCTGGGGATAGTGGTCAGGTATTTTACAAAAACATATTAATAAACAAATTACTGGAAGCACGCCTTATGAAATCAGCACATCATTTACTTCATTTATTAGAAAATATTTACGCTGATCTTGTTAAGTTTGGTAAAGAGGGGACTCCTCAAGAAAAAGCAGCTAAACAACAAGATGACGAATATTGGAAACAAAGGAATATCCAAGATGGTACTGCTGAAGTCCCTTATGTTAAAGAAATGAAAAATATGGCCGAGCAAATAAGACAGCTTAGAGATCAAGTTAAAAAGGTTATGCCTACTGGTGGTAAAAACGGAGATATTAAAAAAGATAGGCACAGATTTGCTAGATCAATGGGCGACAAATTTTCTTTTTCTGGAAGACTTACTAAGGTGATGAAGGGAATTCAAAACGATCAAATGATTCAAGATAAGCAAAGATGGGTAGAAATGATTACACTAGCTGCTCATGCATACAGACACCTCGATGGTAGCAGTGAAAGTTTGGAAACCCTTAATAGAATGTTAAATGGTGGTGGTAGTGATGATTCAAGCGGGGATGCGTTAGGAAGCGGTTACCTCTCTAGTGGTGGTGGCGGTGGCGCACCTCCAGCAGCACAAACAATGTCACGAACAATGTAATGTATGGCGACGTTAGAACAAATAACTTATGATTTAGGACTATATAGACCTGGGGCCCAGGTACATTACCCCCCATTGGCAGTTAAAACACCTTATAAAATAGAGTTTCACCCTACCTCTAATGTTAAACATATCTCTACACTTAGTTTTGATTCTACTGTGCGTTCTCAAAAGAACCCTAGAGGTGGAGATTACTCAGTGGCAGTTAGGTTTGAAGGTGTTTCTTTTATTGAAGATAAACCAGACTTAGATCATATACTCCCCTTTAACCCAACTAAGTTACCTGGGGCCATGAACTTAGCAGACCTCTATTATGTTAAACCCCCATCTTTTCAGGTAGAAAATTGTTTACTTTTTTGTGGGTGTAAATCTTTTCAGTTTGAATACGAGTTTCAACTTTATAAAAAAGGATCAACACCTGCTGTGTTTAGGCCTTATCACCCAATTGATTTTAGGGGGACTAGAGGGCCCCCAGGAAGGCAGTATAAAACAAGGATAACTCCATCTACACCTAGTAGTTATGCAAGACCTCCTAATCCAAGTAATCCTAACTTGACAACATATATTGACCAAGCAACAGGGGCCAGGAGAGTAGCTAAGGATTTTGTAAACCCGAACAACTTCATGGGTTACTGTAAGCATGTTCATAATTTTATTAATGCCCTTATAAGGGCAAGCTATCTTAAAATGAGGTAATCATGTCTAGAAACTTCTTCACCAAAGCTGAAAATATATTGGCCTTATACCTCCCAAGGTTTCTTAGGGTGGCACAATACTACCAAGGTTTGGAGATTAGATTACACAGATTTAAAGAGTCAGTGTACTCAGATGTTTATGGTAGACACTCACAAAAAGAGTGGAGAGAGCCTGAAGAACTGATCGGTGTGGTTACTGCTACAGGTTCTTACCCAGTATCGCCCTCATTTGCCCCCACATTTGAAGAAGGATATTTTTATACTACTGACAAAAGAGCTAATGTTGGTGATATAATCTCTATAAAGAGATTAGATTCCAAAGGAAGGAAGTTTACATTAGAATCAAAAGAAGCGGTTGGATCAACCCAACAAGTTTGGGTGAAGTTTAGAATCACTCAAACAGAAGAATCTCTGATGTAAAAGGTTGGTTATGAAGATAATTTGGAAATATAAGGTTGGTGCTTTGTTTAAGGTTTTTAGATGAGCGCGAGAGTTTTACTTAACCTGTTGGAAAACAACTATAAAAGAATAGAAATGCAAATAATTCAGAGGTTAGAGACTTTAAAAGGACGAGAACCACATCCTGATGATGCTCAAGAAGTGGAAAGATTAGAGAGAGAGTTATTTAAGATTAGAAAGATATTAGGAGATAATGTCATTTAATTTGTTTAAGGTGTTTGGATGAGCTTAACAGATAAGTTTACCGTTGCGAATACTACTGTACTTGTCTTAGATGAGTTCATAAAAGTATTTAGAACAGAAATACCCCAGCTTCGGTTTGTTTATTCTCAAGACCCAGCAATTGGAAATACTTTAATCAAGTATATGGATGATAATCAGTTAAAAGAAAATGAAGAACCTAATATTTTTCCTCTCTTTTCTTTTAGAAGGGGACCATTAAGATGGACAGATATTGGGGGGCCTGGAAGAAGGCACTCAACCCAGATAGCGACAATGGTTCAAGAAGAGGAAAATCAGAGTTATGTCTATAGGACTCTTCATGGAGAATTTGATATTGATTTTGTTTATCTTGATTCAGGGGTTAACAGGTTAGAGGAATTTGAGATATTATATTTAGGTAACAAGGGAATGTCGCAAGAAAATGAGATTACTGTTCATATTAATGATGATTTAGAAGATTTTAAATATTATGCTAGATATAATGAGTTAAGTGATTTTTTTCTCTCTAGAGAGAACCACCACTATCAGGGTGTTTCTGGAACAGTAACAGTTATGGGTTTCTACTTTATATTCCTACAAGCTGCTCCTTTTATCACTGAGATAAATCTTAGAGTAGAAAATTTCTGGAGCGAAGTCCTAGCTAAAACGACAATAAGGGGAATAATAAAATGAAAACAATTAGAACCAAAACAAAGTTGCGGGAGTATTACCAGGGTTCAGATAATGGTAAACGTAGAGTAGCTAAAAAAGTACCCAGGGGTTACTATATTACAAGCAGATTAGATTACCCTGTTCGGATCAGTTATGGAGATAATACAATTATGATCCCTCCTAGATGCCGTAGGGGGTTAGTCAAAATAAAATCCATTAAAAAACTTGGGCCAATGCCTAAGAATGTCTTTGCGGTAGGAGAATAAAATATGTCACAATCAGCAAAAGTAAATGTCAAAGAGATTGACCAAAGTGTTCGGGTAGCTAGTTTTCCGGGTCTTTACAACGCTATTGTAATTCCTGCATATAAAGGCCCAATAAATAAACCTGTGATGGTGACTTCGGAAAATCAGTTTTTACGGAATTTTACTCCAAATAATACTGTTGAGGTGGGATATGATTTATCTTATTATTCTGCATTAACTGTCTTAGAAAACACAAATAGATTATGGGTAGTTCGTGCTGCTAATGAAGCAATAGCTTCTGGGGCAACAATAAGATCAATTGATTCTTCTGTAGAGTCTTCCACTTGGGAAACTGGGATGGAAGATCCCGAAGATTATTTATTTGATCTTGCACCAGACACAGTAGCTACTACACAGCAAACAACTATTAAAACCCATGCAGATATCGTCATTCCAGCAGAGGCTGAGGTTACAAATATTGCGACAACGCCAGATTTTGTAACACCAGCAACTTCAGAAATATGTACGCTAACCTGCCCCCCTGACACATCTAATAACTTAAATAGTAAGTATTTTAACATGGAGATTTTAACTCCGGGCCTGACCCTAGAAACTCTTGAGATTTTCTTTGATACAGATGGATCTGGGGTAGCTGTCGGGATTGCTGATAGGGCAATTAAAGTTGTTACTACTACTGATGCTACTGCTCCAGCCGTAGCCGCCGCTTTGGAAGCGGCATTAAACTCGGACAATGGCGGATTATCATTTAATGTAACTAGATCTGGTAGTGTCTGTACTGTTTTATACAACGAAGCAGGTAATGTTAAAGATGCTATAGACGTGGACTCAACAGTTGCCGTAATAGTTACCCAACAAGGTGTGGACGATATTTCATCACTTGATGGGGGATTTTTCATTCTTCAGGAAAACGCTGGAACTGTAGGTTGTTGGTATAATATCTCAGGAAGTACTATTCCTCCCACAGGCGCGACTTCTACAAATAGGCAAATTGAGATAACTACAGTTAATGCAGGATCTTCTGCTGCTGAAATTTCTCAAGATACTGCTTCTGCTATCTTGTTAGATGGGTCGTTTGAGGCCACAGGGTTTTCTAATATTATAACTATAACCAATCAAGATGTTGGTGATCTACCAAATGCGGTAGATGGGAACACAGGATTTACCTTTACAATTCCCGTAGAAGGTAAAAATGCAGAGTCATCTCTTCAAGGGAAGGGTTTTGAAATTCAAGACAAAGATGGGTCTGTAGGTATCTGGATTGATATTTATCAAGAACAACAAATTACTAGAATCCAAACAGTAGCAGATATCCCTGGAGGTCCACCAGTACCAGAAGTTACTGACTTTAGTGTCACAGGGACTCCAGTGGCGGGGGAGTACTTTACTCTTTATGAATCTGGATTAGCCCCTAGAGATATTTATTATGCTGTTGACGGTGGAGTTATAACCCCACCTGCTACAGGCACAAGCACACCACTTAAAGTAGATGTTATGTCTTGGGATAACTCTGCGGATGTTGCTGCTAAAACTGCTGCTGTGATTGGTGCTGACGGTAGTTTTTCTGCTACTAACACAGCAGGGACGGCACAAGTAGATACTCTACAGGTAACTTTAAATGCTACTGCTTTATCTAACCTTTATTTTGTTTTAAACAATGGAACAGACGATATTACTTTTTGGTATGACCTAGATGGAACAGGGACTGCCCCTGCTGTTAATGCCACAGAGGTAGCAATCGCAGTAGTTACAGGTGAAACTATAGCTCAAGTATTAGTATTAACGACAAGTGCGGTTGATGGTATGGCCCAGTTTGGTTGTACTGATGATGCTGTGAGTATTCTAACTATCACAATGACTCCAACAGGACCAGTTACTCACTCTATAGGTAATTCAACCTTTACATTAGCTAATACACTTCTCGGTGTTGCAGGCTCTACTACTCTTGAGGTCACTAATGCAATTGCCGGAGATGTTCCCGACGCTCTTGATGGTATCGGAGTAAATGGTACTGGTTTTATAATTACAGTCACTATTCAAGGCCAAAATACAACTTCACCAGCATCTCTAGAAGGTAGTTTTTTCTACCTTTATCAGGCAGCCACTGAGACTACACTGGAAGAAAAAATAGCTGTGTGGTTTCAATTTGGGACAACACCTACTCCTGCATTTGATGTAGATGTAAATAGACAAATTATTGTAACAACAGTTGCCCCTGGGGACTCTGATGTTGTTGTAGCCAACAAGCTGCAATCTACTCTAAACGCTGACAACTTTTTCAGTGCAAGTGTTCTCGGAAGCACTCTTCTTTGTACAAGTGATAATATTGGTAAAACTCTTGATGCCACAGATGTATCTACAGGGTTCACTATTGAAACTCAACAAGAGGGCGTAGAAACACCTCCTGCAATGCTTTTACTCGATAGATATATCGTTGTGAGAACATTAGCTGCAGGAGCTTCTGCAGATGAGGTAGCCGCAGGGATAGCCGTATCTATTCAAGCAGACGATGAATACACTGCTAGTTCAATATTAGATATCACAACTGTTTTAGATAATGTTGCTGGGCTTCGCCCAGGAGAAACTCTAGATATTGATTCTGGTTTTATTGTTTTAGTAGCAGTAGAAGGTCTAGATGATGTCACAGCAATAGACGAAGTATTTATTCTTTACTCTAGCTCCCCTGGTAAGTGGGGTGACTCTGTTTCTTTTACCTTATTGAATTACCTTGATGATCCAGACCAAGTAAAAATCGAAGGGGCATTCCAGATAGATGTTTATTACGATATGGTTTTACTTGAGTCCTTTATTTGTTCTAGAGATATTGCTGCCATTGATGGGTTTGGTAGATCAATGTTCATTGAAAATGTGCTTGAAGCATCCGGCTTCATCAGGGCCATGAACAATGAAGGGATTGATTATTCCATTACACCTAGAAGTCAAAGTGAAATAACACCTCTTGGAGGGGGTGATAATGGTTTTGCTGTAACTGATGGTGATATGATGATTGCCCTTGAATCTCTACAAAATCCAGATGATATCACTGTTAATGTTATTGTTGATGGTGGGAGAGCAACACCTGCTTGGGGCCAAGCTTTAAATACTTTTGCATCCAATAGGACAGATTGTATTGCAATGCTTTCTGTAGATTACGCTGCTGAAAACTCTACTGAGTATGTCACCGAGATTGTGAACTATAGAAAACTTGACCTTGCAATTAACTCTTCATACGCGGCTTTATATTCTTCTCATCTTTTAACTTACGATAAGTTTAATGGCAGAGAACTTTATGTCTCTCCTGAGGCCTACGCTGCCCAGAGGTTAAATTTTACTGCTCAAATATTTGATCCTTGGTATCCTGCTGCTGGTAACACTAGAGGTGTTATTAATGTCTTGGACACTAAAATTAGATTCACAGAAGGTGAAAGAGATACTCTATATAATGTTAATATTAACCCAATAAAGTTTGACACTACTGGCGGGATTATTATTTGGGGACAAAAGACTCTTCAAACTAAACCATCGTCTCTTGATAGGGTTAACGTAAGGATGCTTTTAATTGTTATTGAACCAGCGATTAAACGAGTTCTTCAAGACTTTTTATTTGAACTTAATGATATAACAACAAGAACAATTGTGTCTCTCTTATTTCTAATTACATGGACACCATTCTAGCAAGAAGAGGTGTTGTTAATTATAAAGTTGTTTCAGATGAGACTAATAATCTTCCAACAGATGTTGATAATGGCATTTTAAATGTAGATTTATTTGTCCAGCCCACTACCTCATTAGAGGAGATTAATTTGAGAGTCATTATAACTAATGCATCCATTGCGGTAGAGTCAACGTAATGAGCATAGGAGTTAAATATGCAAAAGAATAAGCAAATAACAGGAGTTAACTCATGAGCCCTCGTCCGTCTATCACAGATGTCCGTAATATATCTAACTACACTGATATATACCGTTGGAACTTAATAATTTCATCTTTCCCTTTGTTAGGGAGTTTGGGTGGTGTTTTACCTTTTCCCAGTTCTAATGAGATTAATTTACGATGTGAGAGTCTTGTTATTCCAAAGATGCAAAACACAAAGATCGAAGTTAATATCAGAGGTCATAAAGTTTTCCAATCAGGAACAGCACAGTACACAAATACCATGCTATTGACTATGGTTGATACTGTAGATCAAGTTGTGATGAATTTCATTAAAACTTGGCGTGAACTTGTTTGGCAGACTAGGACAGGGATTTCACAACCAAAATTACAGCAAGAAGCTACTATAATTCTTCACCAGTTGAACTCTCTAGATCAGCCGATTTATCAGTACACTTTGATAGGTTGTTTTCTAGAAGACTTCGATAATGGATCGTTAACTAATGAGTCTAACGTAAGAAGACCTACTGTAACACTCAGCTATGATTATTATGATGACGGCCCTATCAGATAGTGTGACTTTATTTTTTAAGACCTATTAACATGGAGGTTATTTAATGTCTTTACTACCTTCTTTTGGTGGGGCTGCAGCCGTTGGTTTGGCTCCAGTACTTAAACCAATAGGCAACTTAGATGCTGGTAGGCTCCTCCGTAAAACTTTAGGCCTTGATAGATTCGGTATAGATCAAGTCAGAGAGATAGAATGGAGAAAGAGTTACCTCTGGAATTTTAAGTTTATTCAAACACCAAATAACCCAGTACCCACTAAACCTTTTGTTAACTTTATCCCAGCAGACACTATCAGAGAAACTGTGGCTACTTTAAGAGAAGAAACTTTTGAGGTTCCTGGTGGGGTTATTGCTATTCCTAGAAAGGCGGACTTAAGAACTATAAGTCTTACTTATTATGATGATGAACCTAACACCTTATTTAATTTTTTTAGATCTTGGTATAATAGCATACTGGGGGCGGGAGTAGTTGTCCCTTTATCCAGTGCTGTTAAGATGGTGACAATTAATAGATTAAATTCTTATCAAGAAGTAATTGGAACTTCAGCTTATTGGGTGTTTCCAAAAGGTAATTTAGAGTGGGAAGGGAATTCTGCTTCTGAAGCTTCGAAGTATTCAGTGGAATTGATAATTTGTTCTGAAGTTAAATGGACAGAAACATCCTCAGGAACAAACTGGAAAGCTGCACTTCAGGCCGGATACAGTTTTTTGAGTAATGCGTCTGGTAGTTTGTATCCAAAGATAATAAAGTAGTTACATGAGCTTTCAACCTATAGTAGATCAAAAACAACAAATACAATCCCAAGCTCTCTCGAGTATTAATTTGACTTTAGAGGGCCTCCCAAGCAAGGGTAGAGCTTATCCTGATGGGGCAGAGGTTTCATATACTCCCTACACTTTTGGGGAAATAAAGAAAATCTCCCAATCTAATGTATCAGAGCGAGAATATTTAGAGTTTGTTGTCTCTGGAATAAAGACCAATTTTGATCAACTATTAATTACAATCTCAGACCTTATGTATATAGGTCTTTTGAGAAAGATTTCATCTTTAGGAAAATCTAAGTTCAGTCTTAAGTCCAATTGTGTAAGTTGTAAGAAAGAAAATTCCATTGACTTCACTCTTGCTAATCTAGATTTTGATGATCTTGAAGTAGAGCTTCCTCTGATTTTTGATTTAGAAAGAGATAGTGGTCAAACCTATGAATTTCACTTTTCACCAGTAACATTAGGTGATTTTTATCATTTGATAGAGACAGACTTAAGTAGTGATATAATTGCTGTGTTGGCCAGTTGCTGTAGAAACATGGATTTTCAAGACTCTTACGATATCTTTTCCAGCTTCACGTTAGCAGAAGCCGAGTACATGAACGAAGTTGACAAGTATTTATATCATGGGGTTAAGCCCTTACCCACAACCTGTGCTTTCTGCAAGAAAGAATTCAAAATAAACCTGGAGGTGGGCCAAACTTTGGTCTTACCGTTTCGTGGAGATAAAGAACCTCCTAAAGGCAGAATTCGCTTTGGCATACAAGCTAGGAATTAGCCCGTACCATTTAAATTTTTTAGACTTTCAAGAAGTTAATTATCTATGCGATGCTTTAAGTACAGCGTTAGAGAAAGAAAAGGAAGCTATATCTGGGAGATAGTCGATGGCATTACAAGGAAGAGTACATGGGACTGTTGGTGGCGGGGGCAAGGGTAGAGATGCATCCGCTAAAGGTATAGAGAAAGCTCTTTTCAAAAAACTCAGTGAAATTCAAAAAAATACTAGTGTGCTATCTACAGATGCCAAGGCACGGAAAAAAAGTGAAGACAGACAAATAGCTATAGAGAAAGAACAAAATAAAGCTACCCATGGTGTTGGAGTTAAACAACTTGAGATGCTTCAAAGTATGTTTGGGTCTGAAACAAATAGGAAGAAGTTAGAAGAAAAATGGGAGAAAGATGGGGATGAAAGAGCTAAGGCCATATTAGATGAATTGACACAAAGTAATGTTGATCTTGGAAAAGAGTTAAGTCAAACTTTTATGCGTGAGGGGAAGTTAGATAATAAACAACAATCATTATTGAATGAGAAACTAGAGATCCTTAGTCAGAATTCCAAGTCTTTAGGAATAATATTTGAGGTAAACCTTAGCACTCAAGCACAATATTTAAATGACATATTAGATGATCAATCAGTAGATACTAAGGAGAAGAGAAAAGAGTTCAAGCAGTTTGTCCAACAGTTACGAGAAAATAAAGATTTGATGACCGACGATATGAAAAATCAACATGGGTCTTTAGAAGAGTTGGATGAGCATTTAGTAACCTTGATAGATAGAGCAGACAAAGATAACTTCGATGAAAATTCTCCTGTCATAGAAGCTTTTAAGCCACTAACAAAAGAGATGATAACTAGTAATGTAATCTTGTCAAAGACCTCTGAGCAGATGGGAAGAGTCACTGAAAACAGCTTCAAAACTGCTTTTGAGGTATCTCTTCTTGGAGACATCCTTAAGGACTTAGGTTCTGAGATGTGGGAAGTTTCCCAAAAAGGATACTTAGATTTTTTCCTTCCAGGGATGGGTAATTTATCAAAACAGTTGTCTGTAGTTTGGAATGATCTTAAAGGTCTTTTTAATGCGCTAAAAGCTACCTTTAAATTTTTGGGGAAGATGATGGGTGGTCTTCTTAAGGGGATGGGGGGTCTTATTAAAAAAGGTTTTGGGAAAATGATGGGGGCGTTTGAAAAATATTTCCCCAAGATGACAGCTATGTTAAAGAAGGGTTTTAAGGGTATGTGGAAAGGCCTTCTAAAAGTGTGGCCTTTCCTTGCAGGTCTTTGGAGTATGATTTCAACCCCTCTAATGCTTTTAGGTTTAGGGGCCATTATCTTTGGAGCGGCCTATTGGTTAGGCGGAAAACTTAGAGAGTGGTTTCCCTCAATAGATGAGTTCACCCAGGCTATCTTTGAAGGCATAGGAAAGATTGTCCAATGGTTTGAAGACCTCTGGCAAAAGATGCCAGAATGGATCGGTGGGGGAGGTGGAAAAGAAACAGACGAAGATAAACAAAAAAGAGAAGGTAATGAACATCGTGACTCAAAAAGAGTAGAGAATTTAAAAAATAATTTTAGTTCAGCTACGGAAGAAAAAAGCCAGAGGAAAGCATCCTTTGCAATTAGAAATTATGATAAGAGACTAAAAGCTGGGGAAGAGGTTCCAAATATTACCAAAAAACAGTTAGAAGAAACTAGGGCTTTAGCAAGAGGTGAGGGAGCAACACCAGCAGGTGGCACTGATAAACATTTGGCCTCCACAGGTATATCAGGTCTTAAACCTAAGGCCCTCCCAAGAGTAGATACTGACCCACCTAAGAAAGATGCTAGACAAGGATCTGGGCCCGGAGGTGGACCAATTGTATCTCCTGCTGTTGGAGGTTCTTCCCCCAAACAGTCGGGTAGAATGCCTCAAATCCCAAATGACATGAGTTTATCTATGCTAAACTTAGGATACGCAGATTAGGAGTTTTAATGGGTTTTAATTTAATAGGTGGTATAGGCGATAAAGTAGGTGGTTTAGTAAGTTCTGCTACAGATGCTTTAGAGTCAATAGGGGCAGAAATTGCTACTTCTTTAGGTTTTGAGACAGGAGGGGAGCCTGATAGCAAGGTATTCTTAGCAGACTATTATATAAATAACCCTTTTTCTAAAGTTAAGATTATCTTTAATAAACAGGTTTTAGCATCTGGTATCTTTATGAACGAGTTTTCTATGTCTGCTTCAAACGAATGGTCTAATCCTTTTGACTGGGGGCTGAGTCAAACCATATCAGATATTGCTAACTACTCTAAATTTTTAGGTGCAAAAACAGGGGCGGCGGAGGGGGTAGGGCAAGATTCTAAGTCGTTTACTTGGAACTCTTATATGTCACCAACACAGACTCTTCTTGGATGGAGTGGACCACAAGCACCAGGATTTACCTTTGATATTCTACTGCTGACATTAAGGCCAGGGGATAACATTCCTAAAATGGTTGGAAACCTCTACTCTACTGTTATGCCAACTCCTGCGAAGTTTATTGATGTCCAGACAACGGATAAAAAGGGAGGTAAAGAGATTGGTAAAAAAAAAGATGGTTCACCCGACTTTGGTAAAAATGAATTTAAAGCGGGGGAAGTTTATGGCCCACCTTTAGGTTATTTTCCTGGGTTTTATGGGAAAGGTACTTTCACTGTGCAAATAGGTGATTGGTTTTATGGTACTTCCATGGTCATGGAGAACGTATCAGTCACTTTCTCTCCAGAAGTCACGAATAAACAACAACCAATTTTTGCAAAAGTAAGTATTCAGTTTAGACCTAACTTCTCTCCAAAATTCGATGAATTTATTGCTTGGTTTCCCATAATACAAAAACAAACTACTGGGAAAGATACTACAGCAGGTCAACGAGCTAAATCACCAACCTTCAACACTAACCCAGGAAAGCAGCATGGATCTAAACTAAAGAAAAATTCTTCTAAGAACAGCCGCTTGCCGCCAACCCCAGGAAGATAATATGAGTGCATTCTTTATAGATACTGAAGGGGATTATGAAACAAGATATCAAGCTGGTAAGTTCATGGAGTTCTCAGATAACTCAGATCCTTTAACATCATATTTTTTTAATGAACTGGTAAGTTTACCAGAAGCAGGAATCTGGTATGTCCAAGGAAATGAAGGAAGGCCAGAGATTCTTTCTTTTAAAATTTTTGGGGATACACAATACTGGTGGGTTTTATTATTATATAACGGAATAGTTTTTCCTTGGTATCTACCTAGTAAAACTATTTTGTCTTACCCCTCTCTAAACGCATTAGAATCTCTTTATTTTTCTTTAAAGGCATCTAACTCAAGAGTCAATGGATGAGAAAATATATCTTCCTTAATACGAAGCATAACAAGTGGGTATCTTTATCATAGGGATAGATGGACAGTTTCTACTCCGAATTGACTTGGATGGAAATGAAGACTTTATTACAGAAGCGGACTTAATAAATTTTGTCATCCAAGAAGAGGCAGGGGGCACACTACCAACTTTTAATTTAGCTTTCAGGAGCGAGAACGAGAGTTTGGTTTATAAGTTTCAAGAAGGTGTTTCTTTAAGTATCTCCCTTGGAGCGACAAATAATAATATGGTCGATTATGAGCTTCAAATAGTTAATGTCTCATTACAAAAATCCCAGATTAATTATACTGTTGAGTTGGTCGGGATGTTAGATTCTCTTGATTACTTGTCACAAGGTAATACTAAAATTTTTCCAGAAACTGACGCGATATCCACTTTAAAAGAGATTTCAAGTAAATATTTTACTTGGGCAAAAGGTAATATCACCAAGAGTATGGATAGACAGAAATGGATACAGTACGGGTTAACAGATAAGAAAATGGTTCATAATCTTTGGCTTAGGTGCGATATAGGTGATAACGATGTACCCCTGCTAGGTATCTCTGGTAATAAAGAAATTATTGTAAAATCTTTGAGGCAGTCATTAACTAGTTTTAGCTGGAATTTCACTACAAGAGAAGATGATCATAATAACACAATTCAAATTACCCCAGATTATGGGGTAGAAAACTTGGGTGCTTTTATAAATGGTTGGCTAGGATATGGCAGAAAAAAACCAATATATATGTTTGAGGAAGGTGAAGAAACAGAGAACCTGTTTAAAGCTACACCTTTTATCGCTATTGCTAGTGAGATAAAGAGGGCCCAGGGAATAGAATATAAAACTACAGAGGTAGGAATTATAGGGGAAAATACACACAAAAAATACTGGGAAAGTTACTATAGTAACTTGACTAATTTGGCTACCATGTCAACATTGAATATAAATATATCTTTTATAAACGAATTTAAAGAACTTGGACTTTTAGACTATGTTAGCTTTTTCGATAAGACAGTTAAGTCTGACGAAGGAGTATTAAGTCCCTATTCTGGTGGGTACTTTATCACCCGGATAACCAGGCAAGTAAGGGACAGAACTTTGTACACGCAGGTTCAATTAACTAGAGACGGATTAAATAAAGGAAGTTAATGGACCTCAAGAGAGGGTTTATGAAAATATTCTTATTAATAATGCTTATGTTTTGGTTTCTTTCAATCCTAAAATCAGATGCGTATGTTCTTGATAGTTATTATATTGATAACTACTATAAAGATGCAGGTACTAATACCTGGGAGTGTGATGATTACTGTTACTTAGAAGATCAAGATGACTTAATTTATAGGCAAATAGTAAGTGAAGATATAAGGCATTTACAAGAGATGGAAGATGAACCTTTCTCTGAATTGGAGATTTACTACTAGTGTTTTTAAAAATGACAGGTAACTTATCTCGTTCTAATTTTTTGGGGGTTCCTTGGAAGGGGAAGGTTGTTGACAACAAAGACCCCGAAATGCTTGGCAGAGTTAAAGTTGAGATAAAAGATTTAATAATGGCAGACAATCCAGAAGATTTGCCATGGGTCTACCCCCTAAATCCTTATGGTCTTGGAGGGAAGCCTGATAGTGGGTCTTTCTCAGTACCTGAGCTGGAATCTTTTTTAGAAATCACATTTCCATTCCACGATATTTATGCACCTTTTTATAAAGGTTATTGGCAAGATAAGAAGACACATCAACTTGTTTTTGATGAAGACTACCCAGAATCTTTTGGGTTTATAGCATCATCAGGACTTGAGTTTTTTCATAATAAGAAAACTTTGGAAACTAGATTTAAGTTTCCTGGTGATTTTTTGTGGGAAATAAAAGGTGACAGAAACACTGTCTATGAAGGGGATGTGAATACAACTGTCACAGGTGATTATAACTTTGCAGTAGAGGGAGATTCCACATATAGCTATGAGGGTGATGTAACTACTAGTGTTGGTGGTGATTGGACTTTAGATGTTGATGGAGGAGTTACTATCACGTCTGGTGGAAAAGCAGAGTTTTCTGGGAAAGGTGGCACTGATATAGGTACTGGGTCATCTATTACTAATGTAGATGGGAGTATTGTTAACTTAGGTGGTGGTGGAAAACCTGTGGCCTTAATAGGTAGTCAGGCAATAGGAACTGGAAACATGGGAAGTCCTGTTATGAGTCAAATTATTGACGGTAGCTCGAAGGTATTTGCTGGATAGCGTTATGAAAGTTTTGAAACTAGGAAACGAAAGGAATTAGGTTTTGGCACGTACTGATATAGATTTACAGTATCTTTCGTTAAAACAGGTAATGTCACCTGATATCATCAACGCCCTTCAACAATCTTTAACCTTAACTCTTGACGAACAAGTAGATTTTTTAGCTTTGGATAATTCCTATGCTTGGTACACTGATAAGTACTACGCAATTATAGATGAGTATTACACAGAACTTACTATCCTAGATGGAACATATACCCGATATGATCGGGGCCAAATAGATAAGGCAGCAAGATTGGCCCCGGACTCTTTACATTTTCCCTTCGCCCCAGATGTTTGGGTTTACTTTAACCCAAAACAATTAGCGAGTAACACAGGTAGTCCTTATACCCCCACTCCCACTACACAATCAGATTTAGTCAATTCTGCTATCTCTGTTATGAGTAACATAAAAAGTAATTACTCGGAACAATGGAGGACAGACGCTTCTAGTATTCCATCCCCCATAGTGACCGATCCCGGCCCACCACCAATCTTTGGCCCAGATTATCGCCAAGAAGTGGCTGATGCTAAAGTAAGTGTGAACGCTGCTGTACAATCTGTTGAAACCAATTTGTATGAGTCTTTAACTGCAGTTAACCATAATACCACTACAGACAACGTAGAGATAGTAGCATTAGGATTAGAGCGAGACTCAATTCAATCATGTATAGACGCGATTGATTTATGGCAGAGTTTTCCCTCAGATTCTCCTGGTGACCCAGATAATAGTAGATTTGGTGATTTACAATTAGACACTTTAATTGCTGCCTTTAACCTGAGGTTAGCAGATATACCACCAAGAATTACCCAGATAAAAAGTTATTTGGGTTCATTGACCCAGAATGGTGATGATTTTTCAGGGCATGGATATTGGTGGATTTATTTTCTATGGCTTTGTCAGAGGGTATCAAAAGGAAAAGGAGCATTATCAAAATACTATTCTGCTCAACTATCTATAGATTATTTTAATTTTGCTATTAAAACTGAGCAGAACTTAGCTGTAGAACAAACTAAAGATTTAAATTCCACTAAAATTTTAGTTGATGTATTGCCTGTAGATACCATGATAGAGGTATTAGATGTCACAGGGTTTACTGTCCTTGATATTATCAAAATAGCAGATAATGAAAGCATAGTTAACACACGGACTATAATAGATATTACAGGTCTTAAAGTAACTTTAGACTCTGCTGTAGGTCTAACTTTAACAACAAACGAGGTAGCTAGAATGTTTGTGGAGATTTAGGGATGGCACGATAAAGATAAAATGAATATAATAAGTTATTCAATATGGAGGAATAATGTCAAAAGCAAAAGACCTATTAGAAGAACTGGGGAGAGTACTCCCTGAGCTTTTTAAAGAACCTATTCAAGAGTTTGAAGAAGAAGAGGAAGAAGTAGATAATGATGCTATGGATTTAAAACCAGGTGATACTGCTGTCATTGATCTTGAAGTCAAAGTTACTATGAATAAAGAGAGTGACATGGGTGATGATGATGAAGAAGATACAGATGAGTTAGATGATCTGTTAGGTGGTGCTGGTGAAATGGCCCCTCCGATGCCAGGAGAAGGTGAAGGTCCAGGGCCTGCCTTTAATATGTAACCTATGGCCCTCAGTGACTTAAACCAGTTTACTCCTCTTGAAAGTCAAATTGTAGAGGACTCTGAAGTGATATATCAGAGTATTTATAATTTGCTATCCACTAAACCAGGCGAGCGGTTGTTTCGCCCACATTTGGGTTTAGACTTAGATGACTGGTTATTTGAAATAATGAATGAAGATGCGATAAGCATTATTAAAAACCAGTTAATCAACTCTTTAAAAAGATTTGAGCCGAGGGTTGTTTTAGACATTCCAAATACTAAAATAGTCCCCCACCCAGAAAAACATAGTTATGAGATAGATATATCTTTTTCTATAATTGGGCTTGGGGGAGAATTTAACTTAACAGGTGAGCTAACAAGATGAAGGATACTTGGGTAATCAATCCAAATTCAGTTGATTTTAGATCTATATTAAGCGATATCAATTCGTATGTTGGCACACACCCAGACTCAAGTAAGTGGGATAATTATTTCTCTACTGGCGTTGGTCAGACGATGCTTGAACTCATCGCGGGGATGGCATCATATTTCGAATATCAATCTATTGTCGGGAGAAGAGAAGCATATTTTCAGTATGCCCAGAACAGATCATCCTTGATAGGAGCGTCCCAGTATTTGGGATATTCAGTATTTCGTGGTGATAACCCTAAATTACGATTAACTGTCCTAGCTAATACAACTATATCATTAGAAAGATTTGATCTTATAGGTACTATTTCTAACTATGATCTTCTTTTATTAAACGACATAACTTTAGTGGCAGGAACGCCAATAACTTTTGATGTTGTTGTAGGTCTTATTAAAACAGAATCTCTTTTAGCCTCTTCTAGCTCTTTAGGGATCTTTAGATTTATTCAGGTGGGCGTTTCTGAAGAGTTGTCAGTTAAAATTGATGATCAAGTTGTCACAGTGTCAAAGCAAATAAAAGACCTTGATACTTCTCAGTTTATAGTTATTACTAACCCTTATGAGTCTGTGGACTTATTTTCTCTAAACCCAATAACATCAGAAAACAAATACATAGCAAATTCTGTTATTGAGTTAAGCTATGTTGAATTACAGAATGTAGAAATTGATTCCTCCAAAGTTACCTTCAATTATGGGTCTATTATAGATACTGAGATCCTTAGTCTGTTTTTAACGGAGGAAAAAAATGATTCGATAAAGCTTCATGCGCCTCTTTACTTTGAGACTCAGTTTATTATTAGAGCTAGAAATGATGTAGAAAAAATCGTAATCCTATCGTCTCCAAAATATATTGATGCTAAAGGAGTAGATGTAAGTCTCGGCGTTATTGACGTTTCCATACTAAAAGCTGATTTATCTACCCTTAATTATTTAGAGGTAGGTGAGTTAACTGTATTTTTTGAGTCAATTCGACAATTTGGAATGATGCCGCCTTCTTGGTCAAACGCTTTAAGAGTTCCCGTAACTGTGGGCATAGATATTGTGCTACTTCCACCAACGCCAGGAACACTAGCGCAGGAAGTTTCAGATATTATTCAAAGTTATTCTAAGCAACTAGATTTAGTTTTAGACTTTGAGGAAATTGAGATGCGGATAGAAGACCTTGGTGGTGTAAAAGTTGCCAGGGCATTTTTTAGTGGGAATTCTTGGTCAAATGATTTTCGTTACCAGATGGGTGAAACCCTAGATACAGGTGATTCTACTTTTATTCAACAGTGTGGTCACCTCTTATATAAATCAGGCACAACAGAACCTGTTTGGGCTTTAACTCTGGGCCAAAATGTAGAAGATAATAGAGTTATCTGGGTTACTGAAGCTCGTGATAATGATGAGGTTCTACCTGCTTGGGAATTTGGGAAACATTATAATGTCGGCGACTACGTTATCCCGGTAAACCCTGGGGTGAATTCTGACGACACTATTGCTCTTATTGATGACTCCCCACCTAACTTTTTAGATCAAAAATATTTCGTCTTGGATGTTGGAGATGGTGTAACTCTTGGAGTTATCTTTGATACAGGAGCAGGAAACCCTGCGGTCCCTACTGGGGCCACACGAGATGTAACAATACCAATATCCTCTGGGGAATTTGCTCCGAACATCGCAGTAATCCTGGGCCCTCTTTTAGAAGCAGACCCTGGAATTGCTTTAGCTGTTATAAATATAAACGATGTTAAAATAACACAAGAAACTTCTGGCCCACGAGTACATGACTCAGGAACCTCGACGATGACTATTACCAATAATATTCCTGGGGATGCTGGTGATACTTTTATGTATAAATGTATTAATAATGTAAATTTGTCGGGAGCAACAGAACCTATTTGGCCGAAAGTTCAAGGAAGAGGATTGGGGGATATGGTAGGGGTAACTTTTCAAGATAACGATCTTCTGTGGACTACTGTGTTAAAGGAAGGGGTTCCTACAACATGGACAGCTAATGTAGATTATAGCCTTGGAGATATAGTAGAGCCCTCAGACCCTATTATCTCAGATACCGAAGGGCTGATGTTTCAAGTAGCTAACTTTCTAGGACTTTCAGGGGCAACAGAACCTACTTGGCCGAGTGCCGAGGGAGCAGAATCTCCTGACTATCAAGTTATGTGGGTAACAAAAGGAAAAAGTGTTGCTGCACCTTTAGACTATAATCAATATTATTTAATAAATGAAAAAATTACTACGAGGACTTAATGGGCCCGGAACTTTCAGATTCTAAATCATTTTTACCTGAAGCACTCCAAAAGTATGACTTCTGGACTATGGTTTGTGATCTTATAGATTATGGAATAGCTCCAGGCTTATCTGCTAATGAAGATGTAGTTTATAAATATATAAGACCAGAAATAGTTCGAGAAGAAGTTATTAAAGAAATACTTATTGAGATGGGTTATGGGTATCTCGTTGATTTAATGGATACCATAACAAATTACTCGTTTAATGATCTTTTATCCTTCTTTGCTTGGGTTCAACAGATGAAGGGTTCAAAGTTAGGTTATCAACTAACCTTAAAATTACTTGGACTAGATGTAGCACTTCAGGAATGGTGGGAATCTGGTGAGCCCACTCCTTGGACACATGATATTGTTATTTTAATTGATACTTCTTATATAAAAGATATTGATTTAACATTACAGAAAGTTAGGGATTTTTCTCGTAACTATGTTTACTCACATTTAGATACTATTAGATTAACATACACGCCAGATATTTTTGCTTCAAATAAAGCAGTTATGGGTGGTTTTAGTATGAGTTTAAGCAAGGGTAACTGGTTTGCTAGAACGGATAGAAATCCAATATACTGTGGGTACAGATGTACTAGCACCACCTGCTCAACAAATGTGCCACTTGTGCCTTTAATGGAGTGATAACATGGCGATAATTATTTGTAAAATTTGTGACCATACTTGCTCTAAAAGCAGTTTTGGGGCTCACCTGAGAAGCTTACATAATATTTCTAAAAAACTTTATTTTGATAAGTATCTAGGAAATCCTAACCGTTGTAGGACTTGTGGAGAAGAGACTAATTGGAATGACCAAAAATTTTCATACCGAAAGTATTGTTCTAATGCTTGTGTAGGCAAAGACCCAAAAAATAGAAAAATAAACTCAGAAAAGATGAAAGCTAATCATAAAAATCCTGTTTTTAAAAAAGCTCATGCAGCTTGGACAAGTAAGTACCTTAAAAAAGCTCATCAAGATTCAACAGTACACTCTAAAAGATTATCTGGGATAGATAAGGCAAGAAATACAAAAAAATATAAAGAAATGCTTTCTAATAATGGTCTTAAAGCACATAAGAATTTTAATATCAATACGCCTTACCCTTATAAAAATACTATTATGCGTTCATTGTATGAAGTTAGATTTGCTACCCTCTGTGATAAGAATAATGTTGAATGGGAGTATGAAACTAAAATTTTTAAGGGGCCTTTTGGGGCATACGTTTTGGATTTTTTTCTTCCAGAAGCAGAGGAGTATGTGGAAATTAAAGGAAAAGATAGAAGTAAAAGGTATGGTAAAAAAATTTTGAGCGTTAAAAAATTTATGAAAGAAGAAGACAAAGAATTACATATCCTCACGCATGATGATGTAATTCCTTTCCTTGAAAGGAGGGTTTGACAATGGCCATCATAGGACTTTGGACTGATTCTGGAATTGGTAAAACAATGGAAGCCGCAGGCAATGAGGGTTGGAATATTATTCCAACGGAATTTGGTGTTAGTAATGCCGCTGGTCTTTTAGACACAAGTAGAACTGACCCAAATGCAGGTGAGTGGTTTAGGGGGTTAATATCTTCTAGGGTTGTTGTAGATACAAATACAATAAAAATTATCTGTACGATACCCCTTGGAGCAATACCTACAGGTATTGAGGTTATTAAAGAAATTTATATCTATGCTTATCTTGACCAAGGATCTGGGGTAACAGAAACCTTCTTAATTTCTCTAGGCCAACCAACAGAGAATATACAATATGACCCTACGACCTCGATAACTTTTGAACTCCAGATGGCTATAGTCGATATAGACATCACACAGAACTATGTCTTCAATTCCACCCAAGCTACAGAGTTAGAAGAACATCGTTATGACCCTGATTCTCACCCAGAAATAATAAAAGAGATGAAATATGCTGGGATGTTTCCAGCAGCAGGATATTTTCCACAAGATTGGAATGGTCAAAATTATATAAAGGATGTTCAATTTGGTGGTACAAAGGCCACGACATCATATAACACCCTACAGTGGACAGCTAGGTATAACGGCACAGAAGGTAACTCCATCAATGTTATCGCCGATGGGGTTAAAACAGCTGATGAGCTACAACAAAATTGGAATAATGAAAACCCAGATAACTTAGTAGACCATAACGGTGTAGGAACAGAAGTTCCCTCTGATGGAATTATCTCTTTAACTAGCGGTACATACTCCGTTTCAGACAGGGATATTGTTTATAGAGACGATGATGGTTTATATAAGGCTGCACTTGCAGATAATACTTTAAAAACAAAGTTAACAGGTCAAGCAAGACTCGCAGATAGATTAGTTGTCGCACAAGGTTTTATTAAAACTCCAGATATCTGGCCTAATGGACAACTTCTATATCTCTCAGACACAGTTCCTGGTGCTTTCACAAACACGGATACTAATGTTTTAGTTGCTTTATCTCTCAGTGAAGGGGTGGCATTTTTAGCAGGATTCGGTGCTGCCTTTGGTGGCGGTGAAGCCACAGGATATGATGCCGTTGTAACTGATGTTCCTGGTGCTGGTCATTATCCCTCTACTCAAGAAGCTATAGATGCAGTAGCACCTGGATCTTCTATTTTAATTGATAAAACAGAATTAGTTTCATTTACTATTGAGCCCGCTGGCGAACAATATGATATTACGTTTAATGGCCCAAACACTGGATGGATGCGGGCCGCAGGTTCTAATCAAGTAAATTTAGTTACTTTCTCGTCTATCCCAGACAGTGGTACTTGGCGTATTGAGTGGAATAGTCAGGCAACAAGAGATATGCCTTTTGATGCAGATGCTACCACTGTGGCCTCTGAGATGAATTTACTTGCAGGACATAATGGTATTGTTGTTACAGGTGATTACACTGCTGGATTCGTTATTGAATTTTTGGGGTTCTTATTCCCCTCCCAACCCCTAACATTTACCGCTTCTGGCGTTAACGAGATTCAAAAATTTGTATTTAGTAATGTACCGACCGATGGAACATTAAGACTTAGGTTTAGGGGTGACACTTCTCCATTTATTGCCTTCAATGATTCCAATGCGGAAATAGATGTAGATATTGAGAGGATTGCATCCATTACAGAAGTTGATTTTTCTGGTGGTTTTTCTAATCAAAACTTTACTATTGAATGGGTTGGAGTTGACGGGAATACCCCCTGGTCTATTGTTACCCCACTAATTACAAACACAGATTCTGCTGATTTTATGGAGGTTATCTATTCAAATTTAGCAGTAATTTTACCTTTTGATCCTACTTTTATTAATTCCCTTGATCCTGAGGCCAGTGCTGGGAATCTCCCGATTGATGCAACAGTAATTCAAGCAGGTAGTTACCCTGCTGCGAACCTCAAGCAGGGGGCAAATACTGTATTCATTGTTTCTACTCAAAGTCAGCAGGTAACTGCTGTCGGCCCTGATATCTGTTTTAATGTGGACGTTCCTAATATGCAGATTACAGGTAGAGGAGTAATTGAAAACTTTGAAATAGGTATTGAGTTAAACGAAATAAAAGGAACTCACCTAGAAGTAGACTTTTTAAATACAGTGATACCTATATCTTCAGGTGGTCTACGTTCCGAGGTAGATTTCCAGTCCACCTCCTCCGTAGGTTTCAGTAATGAATTATCTGGATTAACAAAACTATCAGAACACCCAACAAATCCCTTTAGGGTAGTCCTAAGCTCTGCGGAAACCCCACTAATAACAGGGGCAAATTTAGGCAGGACTTTAGAGAACCTTCTTGTTGATTTTAAAGGTGCTGAGATTGACTTCAGTGATGGGAATATTTATGACGTAGATGGTGTGACGATAATTAGTACGTTTACCAAACCAATCATTACCAATAGTAATTGGAAGTGGTTTTCAGTGGCCTTACCAGAAACAGGCCCCACTGCAGATAACCGAGTAGGTTTGACTGTGGCCATAGGCGAAGGGGCAGTTCAAGATCTAGACCCGGAGCTGGCAACAAGACCAGAAATCCAAGATGGTATTAGCGCAGGGTATCTTAAAATAAAGGGTGCTTTTGGTTTGAACGAAGTATCAACGGTTCAAACGATAGATGATACTAATGATATTTTAGATGGTCGTTATTTTATAATTTTTGATAGTGGTTTAGTTGTAGCAGAAGCTACAGATGCTGGTGTTAACTTTACCGCAGATGTTCCGGGCCCTATTGGAAATAGTATTTCGTTAGTTTTTACCCCTTCGGTTACTGAGGTAACTGATGTTACTTGTATTGATGCTCCATCGTTAGCAGGTACTGGGTTTACTTTATATGATTCAAGCTATTGGTATTCTGTGGATTCTGGCGGTGGTCCAGTAGGGACTGATCCAACCCCAGGTGGTACTGAGATATCTTTATTTTCATCAGACCTCGCAAGTGTTGTTACAACTAAAACCCAACTTAAAACGGGAGGTAGTGTAACAGGCTCAACTATTACAGTTACCGATCCCTTAGGCCCAAGAGAAAATGTTACTACTCCTGTAGACTTTGGGACTAACTTCACTATTGCAATCACTACTGCTGGAAACCTAGATACTATAAGTAAAGTTACAGGTGCTTGGAATGCAATCAATACAACTAATACAGTTAGCCATGATGGTGTTGGTACAGAAGTTCCTACGCCCAAAACAATATCTTTATCAGGAGGTGGGAGTCTTCCAGGTACAACCTCTGTTGCTATCTGGCTTGATTTCACAGGATCAACCCCCGAACCTGCTCATGGGGCCAGTAGATCTATTAAAATAGATTTAGTCTCTAATGACGACTCTATTACTATAGCAACTAAATTATCGGCAGCTATAAATGCTGATGCTTCTTTTAGTGCATCTAATATAAATAATAAGACCACAATTACTTGTTTAATCATTGGCCCCACCTCAGATGTCCAAGTTGGTACTTCTGCTTTCTTTGTTGCAGTAGAACAACAAGGTAAATTGCCTGACTCTATAGGGTTAGAACCTATAATAAACCCTAACATTATTCAGTTTGGAGCTGGGGGTGGCGGAGGCGGAGGC